ATGGTAGAATAGGGAGGTCAGCGGGGCGTGGCTCAGTCCGGATAGAGTGCACGGTTCGGGTCCGTGAGGTCGGCGGTTCAAATCCGCCCGCCCCGACAAATGACAACCGCAGACCTCACGGGTAGATAGAACGTCTATCCGTGAGGTCTTTGCTTCACCCTCCAACCCCTCTTTTCAAACCAAATGCATCACGGGGAAAAACCGCGTTCGACCCCTCAGGTTTAAAAAAAATCGGCGAACCAATTATCAGAACTAATGCCGATATTATCGGAACACTCGTTCCGGAACCGGAGGATACACGGATGCGCAAGAAGAAACCAATCGCCATATACGATGGCATCACCTTTTCCCAGGCTGTTGACGGGATCCAACTCAATCTTCAGGCCCGCCACAAATCAGACCACACCATTGCCGATTACATGACCACCTATCGCAAATTCGCCGCTTTCCTGCGCGAAGACCTGCCACTCGCTGCCATAACCTATTCCCACGTTGAAGCCTTTCTGGCTGCCCAGACCACGGTCTCCAAAAAAACCGTGCTCAATTACCACACCGGCCTCAGCGCCCTCTGGTCTTGGGCAGTCCTGTTCGAACACGTACAGGAAAACGTGGTGCGTAAAATCCAACCGCCCCAACCAGAAGAGCGCGCCATCGTCCCCTACACCGAGGATGACGTGCGCCGGATCCTCGACCAGCTCACCTACTCCAAACCCTACTCCCGGCCTGGAAAGCGCACCAGTCGTCATAAACTTCCGGAAGCCGATCGCAACCGCGCCATCATCATGCTCCTCCTCGATACCGGCATGCGCGCAACCGAAATCTGCTCCCTAAAAATCATCGAGGTAGACATGCGCAACCGGTATGCCATCCCATTCGGAAAAGGCGACAAAGAGCGCAAGCTGCCTTTCTCTGCCCGTACAGGCCAGGCCCTTTTTAAATACCTGACCACTCGAAAAGGCGAGAACGTCAACGCGCCGTTATTCAAAACCGGTCAGAACCACGCGCTTGATCGCATCCAGCTGCTCAAGCTGCTCCACACCGCCGGCGAACGTGCCGGCGTGCAAGACGTGCACCCCCATCGCTTTCGCCACACCTTTGCCATCCAGTACCTGCGCAATGGTGGCGATGCCTATACCCTCCAGGAGCTGCTGGGCCACACCACCATGGAAATGGTGCGTACCTATCTGCGCATTGCCCAAATCGATATCGACCGCGGTCATCGCATTGCCAGCCCAGTGGATAATTGGAACCTATGAAAAACTGGAACCGCATCACGGACCCCGAAGAGCTGCTCCGCCGGCTGGATGAGCCAGGCGTCTGGATCATGGTCCAGGCCAACGGCCGCCTGGTCATCGCTGGCGAGCGCACCCACGTTGATCTTGACCTCGCCTATGACCTGGTCGATCGAGGCCTGCTCCGCCTGGTCAACCCCTACTGTATCCGCAAACCGCGTGAATAAAAAGCAGCTCCGGATGTTCTCCGGAGCTGTACTTTTTTTCGCGGTCAGGCAATCGCCGGCGCCTGCCGCGCGCGCTGGTCAGCGACCCTCGTTGCGCATGACCACAGGCCAGAGGCGTGGTGGGTTTACTTTTTCGATTATAGCGCATCTCTGCCAAACTCCCAGCCGGTTTGCTGCGAAAGCTCGCGCGCGTAATCCTCGCCCTCGAAAACGTGGCCATTGAAGAACGCGTGGCCGTTTTCGATGTCGATCGGAGTGATATTGCACGTCTCATCGTTGTACCAGATCACCACCGCGCCCTGCTGCCACTGCGCCCGCCGGCTGGACCCCGGCACGCGCCCATCCACGTGACACAGGCAGCCAGGGCAGTACGCCTGCACCAGCCGCGGCCCCCGCCGGCCGGCGATGGTCTTGGTGGCCATCTCGCGCCGGTGAATGTGGCCGAAAACCGTAGTCTCGTGTGCATCTCGCACCACCGCCGCGGCCGTCTGGCCTGGCTGCGCGCGCACTTTTTCACCATGGATCAGCCGCGCGTGCTCGTTGATCCACACGTCTCGGTCCGGGTAGCCCTCCAGGTACTCCACCCCCATCCGCGAAAGCCCCAGCAAGTTATCGATGCTCATCACCGCCGGCAGCTCCATTTGATCCGCCGCGCGCAGCTGATACGCCTCCACCAGGTGATTCACCATCGCCCGCTCGGGCCGCACGTCGTGATTCCCATCGATGAGGACCGTCCGTCCCCCACGTGTCGCCGCCTTAAATTGCCCGATCACCCACGCCGCTTCGATCAGCGCCGGTTGTGTCGTGAAATAAAACCCCGGTTCTTTCAGGAATTTATCCGACCATCCTGCAAAATCATTCACATCGCCCAGGAAAAACACGTCATCCGGCGCCAGCACGTAGGCGATTTTCAACACGGCATCCAGCGCCCGCCGGTCGTGAAACGGCTGCAGCGCACCGCTCACCATGTCCTTTCGAAAACCAAAGTGTGGATCCGCCAGGCACAGCGCCGCCTTCATTTCGCGCGAATGCGATCGCGGAATCGCGCGCGCGCGCACCTGGATCTCCACCGGCGAAACCACCGGTCGCACTTTGACCGGCACCTTCCGCACCAACCAGGCCTTCACCTGAAATAGCGGCGCCACCGCGATCTGACCATCCGGGTCTTTTGACCCCACTTCCCATTTGTTGACCACGTAATGGTCCACGCTCCATGTATCCAGGTCCACCTTGCAAGCCTCGAGCAGCTGCTCGAGCGTCTGGATCCTCCGGCTGCGTGTGTCAATCTCCTGGCTGTTCTGGCTGGAGACAATCTCGATCTTATCCCCACCCACTTCCCCGTCTCCGTCCGTTTCAACAGGCGGCGCCTGATCCGCTCCCCGGTCAAGCGCCGCGCTCCGAGCCGCTTCACGAAGCCGCTGCCGGTTCAGATACCGGCGAATTCGCCCGGCGACCCAGTCGCCCGATTTTCCATAACGCTCGCCGATTTCTGCGTATGTCAAACCGGCGTCATGTTGTTCTGCAAGTTCCTTCGGCGTCGGGTTCAATGTTCCCCCATTTCTGTACCGATAAGTACCGTTATCAGCCGCGATTAAACGCGACTTGGCCGCACTCGGAAAGCTCCCTCCGCTGCCGCCTGGTGTGCGCCACTGCCGGCAAGCCGATAAAACCAGGTACCGCTGGCAGTGATGTCGATTGTGAAGCTGTACGTTCCAACCGATACGCGCTCCAGCCCCGTGCCTACTTCCAGCGTGGTGACCATGCCGGCCGGATCTCTCACAGTAGCTGCCACCGAGTCGGGATCTACCAGTTCTCCCTCACGGTAAAACTGCCCCGTGATTTTTGGCCTATCTCCCACGTCATACGTATTGATCTTCATTGACCCTCGCTTTCGCTCAAATGGAGCGTCGTTTCTTGTTGTTCCATGACCGCCAGCATGACGGGCTCGACGATAGTCAAAACGAGCTGCGCATTGGGCCCAAACGCTCCCGCGCGCGCCACCGCAGCCTTGAGCAATTTCGCAATCGTATAGGCCAGGTACCCTGAAACCCCCGCCTGCATCGTGCGATCTCGTTCAAATCCCTGCTCCTCTACCAGCCATCCAGTGACCTGCACGCCAGCGGATGCGGTGGATTCCATCTCCGCCATAACCCTTTCAATGGTCGTCCTGCCGAACGTCTTGACCTGGGCTGTCCTGCTGCTGCTGGATGCGTGAATCGCCTGATTGGTCAATGCAGGCGCGCCCAATTGCACGCGGTAACTCGTATCGAGTTTCTCCAGCACTCGGTGGATCTGCCCTGTGATTGTTTCACCTGGTTCTCCCACCGTTCCAGCCGCAGCCAGGACGAACCTTAAAACCGCTTCCGCAGACCCGCGTATCTGCACCCCTCCACCTGCCAGGGTTTGAATTTGGAAAACGGTGGTCCGTGATCCGCCAGCGGCCACCTGGGCAGCAGCGCTGGTATTCATCCTCTGGACGGATCCTGGCGCCGCAGAAACATGAACCCGCGTTGCCGCCATATTCGTGTTTGCTGGCCGAGTCAGGACCACGGCCCGGGATCCGTTTGCGCGAACCTGGACTGCTTTGCTGGTGGCGACGATCTGCATTGTTCCCTGAGCAAACCCAGTTACCCGAGGCGCTGCGGCGCTGGAAGCGCCCGGTCTACGGATTATAGAAGCCACAGATCCTCTAGCGCCCACGCGTCCCGTGCTGCTCATGGAAAAGGTCGGGACCATTTGTGTGACTGATGCGCTAATCCCCTCTGGCAATCCCTCCGAGTACTCTATGTGCAGCAACGGCGCATTGGTAGCCGACCAGTCGTACGGGCCAACGTACCTCCTGGCGTTGTTGTCAGAAGCGTTATCTTCGAGGTAGACGATGAGTGCGCCGCCGAATCCCGAGCGGTTGACCACCTCCTGCACCACAGCGGCAATGTCTGGGCTGTTTTTTGCGACGTTGTTGACGTCCGCAGGCACCGACCAGTCCACGTAGGCCGTGGTGCGCGTTGCGCCCTCGGCCTGAGCGTAGCTGGTTGGCGCAGCGGGATTATCCGCCGCCACAGCCCGTATCCGAATACGACAGGTCGCTGTGCTAAACGACTCATTAGCCGTGTAACGCAGGTAAGCGCTGTCCACGGTCATGCCTTGCAGGCCAGCCAACCCTACAAAGCGTGCAAAGCCGTTCATCGCCCCCCGCCCCCATTGGTTCCCGTTGCCGACGAGCATATATGAGGAGTCAGCATCAAAATCGGTGGTGCCCTCCCACCAATGGCCGTCGTTGCTGCCCGCACTCACCGACACCTCAATCGTCGGGTCGATGTACACAGGGTACACAGCCGACTGCAGCCATGCCTGCGGCACGCGCACGGTGATGTAGTAACTGCTCGACTGCCTGCGTAACTCGTACTGCCCAACAACCTCATTCCCCGCGCTGTCCCAGGCGCGCGGGTAGTCCAGGTGCCACAGCGCGGCTCCGCTGGCAATGGAGCGGAACTCGACACGGTTGGCCGTCCGTACTGGCGTCGTGCCGCGCGACCATTTAACCCCATCCAGCCAGGGATCAATCCCTGCCGAAAATTTAACGATAAATTCAAGCTCCAGCCACCTCGTCCCCGTTAGCCATGCTGCTGGAGCAGGCAAGTTGGCCGCGCTGTCGATCGTCAATAGCTTCTGCAGCCGCGCACTTTGCGCCTGCCACCGAAAATGCCGTCCAGCGCCATACCCGTTTTGCCACCGCAGCACGTCATCGGCAACCGTCGCCATCACGCTCTGCGGTTGCGTGATCTGCTGCCGCGAACCAACCTCGTTGACCCAATTTAGCGCCAATGGTTGGAATGTGACGGTCTCGCCGCTCCCTGGGTCGCGGTACTGTACCGTGTCACCCGCATTTAGCTGGCTACGGGCGTAGGCGTTGTAGTCGGCCAGCACCATCTGGTACTGCCACGCGCCGGTTGTGGCCCGCCAGGCCGTATCGATCTCTGTCTCAGTCCCGGCAACGTGGAGCGGCCCGAGGCCGGCGTCGAGCACGCGCCGACCATCGACCAGCGCGTGCTCAATCCAGTTACGTCCCCGTGCGGTCACCACGGCGCCGGGGGACTGGCTCTGCACTGTTGCTCTAATCTCTGCCGCGCGGTTTGCCATAGCCCATCCTTGTTTGGTGGAGCGGAGGCCGATCCCGGCCCCCGCTCCCGATTGTCTCTATGCCCCCGGCGCGGTAACTTGCCATTGCGTAATGGTCACCGGCTGGCCAGCGTTGATGCTGGTGTTGGCGATGGTCATATCGACCAGGCCAACGTACTGCCAGGCTGCCGTATTATCCGCGATGTTGGCCCCGGTGCCGGTCGGACCACCGGACGCCGCGCTGGTCCCGGCAGTAATGCAGCGATAGCATCTGCCGCTATCGTTGCTCACCTGCTGCCCAGCCAGGTATGCTTTGCTGCCCAGCCAGGTTTCCGCCACCAGCCCCTGTTCGTGGCAGGTAGCGCCCTGATTAATACGGTAATACCCGGCCAGACCGGTCCCATCCGCAGACGTGTCTTCTGGTGTGCCGTTCATCTGTACCGACCCGCCGGATGGCGCGCTCATCCAATCGGCCGCCAGGTTGATTGTTACCAGCACGCTGCCGGTTGCCGTCGCTGCGCAGTTTGCCGGCATGGCGCCGCTGCGAACAACAAGTGCCGGACTTGCCCCGATCGCACTTTCGAACACGCCTACCATGGCATTGCGAAGCGTTTCAGAATACTGTGCCATCATCCCCTCCCTTTACGGCTTTTCGACCGTAATCTTGTGTGTATGCGCCTGGTAGCGCGATTCCAGCGCCGCCAGCCGTTGCCCGATTCCCTCGATCTTTCCATTCAACGCCTGGATTTCCTGTCCCAGCGCCGCGGTTCTATCCGTCAACGCCTTCACCGCTTTTTCAAGCTCTGGATCCGGCGTTGGTACAGGCGGCTTCTCCGGTTCTCCCGGCTTCTCAGGCTCCTGTCCGTTTTCCACCTTCAGCCAGCGCTCCAGCGCTGCCCGGTCCCCGTTGAAGATCGCCAGGCGGTCCCCGTTACTTTTGAAGGTGTAATGCGCCCAAAACTTCCACCCATCCGAGTTCCCCAGATAATTTGGCTTATCGGTTCTGCCCGGGAAGCTCTCATCCAGCAGCGCCAATTGCGCCGGCTGCGTGATGCAGCTCGCGTAGGTATGCGCCCAGATGTTCATATTCGGCGCCTTACTCTGGATAAACTCGTTCGAGCTGGCCAGCAGCAATGGCACACCGGGCTTATTCCGCGCCAGCCAATCCCCCACACGCCCGAGGAAGATCTTCGATGCAAACGAGATCCAGTCCTTGTCTTGCTCCTTGCCATCGTGATTCTTCTCGTTTGTCACCTCGACGATCACCGCCTTCACGTTCCGGTTTCCGATCGCGCGGATGCACATCTGGTATGGCTCATCCTGCGCCAGGGTAGGCCACAGATCCACGTCCATCGGGTACTGCTGCCGGATGTAGAAATCGACACTGAAACGGTACAGCGCCAGGAACGGTTTCCCCTCTGCCGCTGCCTGCTCCTCGATTGCCTTCAGATCCGGGTTAGGCTTGTACCACGATTCCCCCGCTTCCCCAACGATGAACGCAAATTCTTTATTTGTCCACCCGGGCTTCTTTGTAATCAGCCCCATTGCCGTTTTTTTGTAGTGATTCTCCACCACCGGTACACCTCCTCCGCCTTTTCCCATTTGCATTGTCTGGCCAAGCGCTTCCCATACGCCAGGCAGATTCACCTTGTCGAGCGCGTGCTCCATCGACCACCAGGTCATCCCGATTGCGCCCAGTTCGCGCGCCCGCGCCTCAAACGCCAGCATCGCCGCCGGCCGCGCGGTCCCGCCGTCGCCAACGCACGCCCGCCCGGCGATCACCAGCGGCTTATTCGTAACCGCCCTCCACTGTGGCCACACAGCATTCAGGTAGCGCACCGCGTCCGGCGCCGTATCCCCCCACGACCAGTACGCCATTGGCATACCCACGTCCGCGATCCGCATCGCGGCCTTGAGTACTTCTACCGGATGGTACGATTGAAAAGGCGGGTACGGGTTTTTGTAGAACGGCCACCAGCACCAGGCGGCCGGCTGGCTTGTCACCTGCTTGTATGCCCTGAGCATCGTGATCGCGTTCGCCGCGGCCGTAGGTTGAGCGTCGAAGATACCTTCGGCGTCGAAGATAAACCCGGCCAGGCCCAAATCGCGTACCAGCTCCCCCGCCAGGCGCCCCTCCTCCTCTGGCTTATATCCATATACACCCGCCGATCCATACGCCTGGATTCCGGCCGCACGCAGTGTCTGGACCAGCGCCAGGCGCGAAGCCGTCTTCCAGGTCCATACATTAACCGCGTGCAGGTGCGCTGCCTCGAAGCCAGCATTTGCCAACAGCGATGTGACCACCGCCGCGTTTTTGTTGATCTTCTCATTGTTCCAAACAAAAATCGCCTTCTCGCCAAATCCAGCCATACCGCCTCCTACCGCTAACTTGTCTTATCGGTTCTGTTTTCCTGCTGCACCCGCCCTTCCTGCAGCAGCGCGTCCAGGGCTTCGATGGCCCCGCTCAACGCGATGGTGAGCTGTTGCACCCGCACCAGCTCCTTCTCCAGCTCGTGCTGTCGCGCCAGCGCCTGCTCGCGCTGCTGGATGTACCGGTCCCTGGCCTGTGTGATGTTCTCGCTCATATGCCTCCTAGATAAAATAGCCGCAAACGGTGATCACCACGTCCATCGTGGCGGTGCCGGATGCGCTAACCTGGTAATAAATGAGCCCGTTGGCTGTTACCGGGCAAATCCCGTCTTCCTCAGAGTAGTAGTCGTTCGGAAGTCCGCGCGGGCTTACGCCGATATGGAAGACGCCCCCAGTGGTGTTCGATGACAGGCCAAACCATACATTGGCGTTGTTGGCCGACCCGCTATCGCGGACGCTAACCCGGCAGTACAGCGCCTTGGCATTCGAAGGCACCCCTGAGAACGCTGTAGAAACCGTAATGGCGGTTTTTCCGGTAGTGCTGAATGCATTACCGTTGAAAGTCGATGATGTGATCGGGGGATCAATCGGCACGAACCTTGGAAAGCCGGTAGACGTGAGGGTGGCCACCTCAGAATCATCCAGATAAAAGCGGATATCGGTACCCGTAAGGCCAATACGGGTGTATTGGTTTGAAAATCCTCCATACCGAACCAGGTTGAGCATATTAGACGCTTCCCGATCCTCCATCACAAGCCAACCATGAATCGATTGCGATGAATCTCGGAAAAAGTCGACGGAGTGTCCGTACACCGTTATTCCCGTACTGTCTAAAACGATGTTTCCAAGGCCGGCATACGCCTTTCCGTCACTGGCGTTCAGCCAGAACTGCCTTGTTGCCGCATTGCTGTATCCCGCCAGTTGCGAGCCCGATAACTCGATCCGCGGATTCGGGCTGACCCCGGTCCGCATGGTGCCGCTGATGGTCAGGTTACCCAGGTACCCATCATCCGCGCGCACAGTCCCCCGGATAACCAGCCCGCTGCCAGAGGTGTAGTACAGGTACTCCCCGCCAGCAAAATCGCCCATCGCCATCCCGTATCCGGTCAGCCCGGCCGCCTGCCAGGCCGCCAGGTCGCCGAGCCGGATCCGCTCCGTCTGCGCATTGTAGGTTGCGCCCTGCTCGATGATGCTGATCCGTGGAGTGTCGTAGGCGTTGAGCTCGATCCGCCCCTGGCCAGGCGCGCCCAGCACCGCGTAGACCGCCCCCGCAGGCCAGTCATTCGCCCCGGTCCCATCCAGGTTCCGAGTAATGTTGTAGGTGGTGCCGCTCACCAGCGTCCCAATCCGGATGTACTCGACCATCAGCGCCGCCCGGAACACCACAAAATCGTTCGGCGTCATCGTCTTGCCAAAATCGTAGGTGACCGCCGCCGCGGGCAGCGCTGCGACCAGCGCGCCCTGGTCCTTCGTGATGTAGAACCACCCGCCAATCACACTGATCGTGTTTTCGGCAAACAGGACCGCGTCCATCTCGCTCAGCCAGCCCTTTCGCCACAGCAGCGTCGAGCTGCCCAAATCATACGTATCTGGCAGCGTCGGCAGCACGTGTCCCGACATACCCCGCACTCCATCTACCCGGAAATACTGCAGGTGATCGTCATCTTCAAGGCCACTTAGCGCCAGCCCATGATCCAGCAGCCCCCCCTCGATCGGCGCCTGGTGCGTATGCAGCCCTACACCCGCACTATGGCCAAACGCGGCCGTCGCCGCGATGTGATCCGTCAGCTCCTGGTTCGTCTCAGCAGTCGTATCAACCGTAACGTTCCCAGCCATCTGCGCCAAAAATGGCTGGTGCTTGCGCATCTCTCTGGTATTCGTATGCCCTCTAGCCATCTTTGATCCCTCCTCCAATTTCCTGCATAATGTCCAACTCTTCCAGCCACTTGGGCGTCAGCCGGCGTGTCTGTTCTTCGTATTCGCACTCCTCAAGAAATACCGGCTCATTCCAGGAAAACGGCCCGGCGTTGGTGTACGCCGGCTCATCCCGGTCCTTCACCCAGATTCCGCACGGGCAGGTGGATGGATCCAGCATCCCATCCCCCCGGTAAACATTCCCCTGCTGGTTCTTCATAGATGGCCACGTTCCGGTAGATATCCACGTTGGCCAGCAGCCGCCGGTTGTTGGCCGTTCCCGCCTCCATCAGGTCTTCAATCTCATCCAGGGCGTAGTAGGTACCGTTTCGATAGCTGTCCGAAGATACCCCGCTCGCATTGAGCACGCGCACAGTATTGATAAATTCCCCGTACGTCGAAATGATGTTCTCCATCTGTGTGCTGGTCGGCCGCATATCGTTCGCGTATATCCGGAATGCCAGCGATTCCCCCGCCAGTGTGCTCCAGCTCGAACCGCTCCCCTGCCGCAAAATCCCGCCGCCGTATCCGGGTACGTCAACCGGCATCAGGAAATAATCGTCGATATCTCCGGTGCTTCTGCTGAGCACCAGGCCGTACTGGGTATTTGCGCTGAGCGCTACGTTCGAGCTGAAGGTAAACAACAGCTCGGCGCTCGTGTTTTGGATCAATACCCCGCTCAGATTCGCGCTTCCCAGCGACTGATTGGGTACGTCGCTGGTCAGCGAATAAATGGCCAGGCTCAGGTTATCGGTTGGGCTGCCTATTTTCCGACCGTAAACACCAACCTGCAGCACGTTCGTTGCTCCCGTCAACGAAAATGTTTGCATCAGTCCCAGGTTGGCCGCAGTGGCGCCCACCGGCCGCGGCGGCCGTGCGCCGCGCCACTGCCAGGCAGCCATGGCCAGCCGTGTCGGGATCGTGCAGTACTGCCATTCCAGCGTGGTCCACCACCCCCGGCAGGTGATCGTTGCCGTTTCTTCCTGGCCAGGCGCCAGCATCGTTTCACGCACCTTTAAGATCTTCGGGAACCGCGTCTTCGCCAGTTTTCGGTTCCGCAGATTGACCGCAACCGTCTGCGTCGTGCCCGAAAAGCTGTCCAGCAGCTCGCGCTTTCCAAACTCGCGCACGCTGTCCGCATCCTCGGCCCATGCCGTGGTTCCCCGTACCCCGATTGTCTCCTGCCCCACCGCCACGCTCGTATAAGCCACCGCGACCCGGTTATACAACCCATCCAGCGTCGATCGCCGGGTAAAATATCGCCCTGCAATCTCCACCGATTCCACGTACCCCCACCACACGCCTTTTCCGCGATCATTAAAGATTTCCACCGCATAGCGCAGCCAGGTCAGCATTTCCCGCATTTTCAGCGGGTCGCCGGTGACCTTTATCGTCGCCTTAAACGGTCCGCCCTTGGCGCTCCAGGAATACCGTTCCACGTCGAAGACCAGGCCGTCAACCGGCTTGGCCAGGAACCCGCGATCGCGAAAAACCACGCTGCTCATAGATCCCGCCGCCTGGGCCGATAAGAGATCTTAGCGGACGCGGTTCTCGCTACCTGGCTGTTTCCGTTGATGTCTTGCACCAGGAAGTACAACCGTTGCAGCTTGCCCGGCCGCAGCATAATCGGATCCCCCGCGGCAATCACGTTCCCAATCTTCCCCGTCCCATTCCCGGCATCCCGGTACACCTCATCGTCTGGCCCGTTATCCACCAGGCGCTGGTTCTGTCCAATCGCGTACGACTCTACCCGGTAGTGCCGGAAGCCATCTGCCGGCATCAGGTACACGTAATCCACGTTGTAGTACGCCGTGGCCCCACTCGCCTGCAGCGCCAGCAGCTCCATCGTCAGCGAGCCGCTCCCGGTCGCGCCTGGCAGCCATGGTGGCAGGCGCATCAAGAACAGGTCGTACAGCGTCATAAAGGAGTCGCCAGGCATATGTGTTCCCGACGCCCACACGCGCCCGGCGCCCTGTGTCAGCGCCAGCTCGAACCGCGTTACGTGAGGAAAAGCGCTTGCAGAAGCCAGGCGCACAAACACGTGGAACCATCCCCCCGCTGCCGCGTCCATTTGCGCTGTGCTCAGCGTCCAGGTAAGCAGTTGTGTAGTTATTCCGCTGAACGCCTGCAGCGCCTCATACCGCCCGTTCGATGCATCCGTATAGGTTGTGCCGCTCTTACCGATCGCTGCTTCACCCTCGTAAACCGGCGAAAATGTTGCCGGTGCGCCCGTAAATTTATGCCCAATCCACACGAAATTCACGTTTCCGGCAAACAGGTTGGTCAGTTCGATCAATGCCGGCGTGGGCAGATCGCCGGTGATCTGGTTCGCTGCGAGCTGCACGTAATTGTCCGCGTCCCCGTCCATGTGGTTATATACGGTCAACCCGGTCGCGTTCGTCCCGTGCCGGTTCGATACCGTCACACTCGTCAGCGCACCCTCCCAGTAATCCACCCGCTCCACCGTAAGCTGGACCAGCATCTTCCCCGTTCGAATGGCCTGGTCGATGGAGTATCCACTCAGCTCCCCGCCGCGGATCTTCGCCCGCCACCATCCATCCGTATCGCTTGCGCTCTTCTCCAGGTAGATATGCCCGCCGGCGCGCGCCGTCTCTTTATAGCGTGCATCCGCCAGCGTCCGGTTGATCGTTCGCATATTGTTCTGGATCGTGGTCAGCCCGCCCATCAACAGGATCGGCACCACCTCCTCCACCCACGCCACGTCTTCCGTGGGCAGCGCCGGCGACTCGCCCATCCCCGCCTGGATGATGCAGTTCACCCCATCCGAAAAGGTAAACAGCGTATTCGTGCCGTCTGTAAGCCGCAGTTGGTACGCCATTACATCCTCCGGATCTCGTTGATCACAGCCACGGCCAGGTCGCGTGTGCTCATATTCGACGCCGCCACAATCGAACCGCGCTGGAAAACCACCTGCGCCGGCGCGCCGCGTCCGCCCCCGGTCATCAGCGCTTCGATGAGCTGCTGTGTCTGCCGGGCGTTCACCACCGTCCCCGATGTCCGCGGCATGAACATTTCCGGCCCTTCCTCGCCCACCAGGTACGGCCGCCCGGCCAGCGTCGGCCCACCCGCAGCGCGCGTATCGTCCAGGTCAGTCACGTCTCCGCCCCATCGCTTCGAGGATTTGGTTTGGCTGCCGCCTTTCATAAGCGAATTGACGTAGATGGTCACTTCCATCCCGTTTGCTTCTTGGATGCGCGCGATGAAATTATTGAATGCGGTCTGCGCCTCTTCGAACCCGCTTTTTGCCTGCTGCAGGCGCTCATCCAGCTTTTCCCAGGCCGATTTGTTGGCCTCGAGCGCTTTGTCGAAGTCTTCCAGGTTCTTCGTCTTCCCGTAATTCTTGATCGCCTCATCAAGCGCCTTGTTGGCCTCGTAGGTTGCCAGCGTATTCGTGCCCATCTTGTCATCGAGCGCCCCAAGCGCCCGCGCCAGGTCTTCGCCTTTAATCCCCGCCGCCTCCAGCTTCGAGACCACCTTATCCGCGTAGTTCTGCGAAAACGAAGCCTGCGCCTCATTCAGCTTGAGCTGCGCATCTTTCAGCGCGTCGAACTTCGTTTTTACCTCGCCCGCCCAATTGCTCTGCTCCTGATATGCCTGTCCCAGGTCTTGCGCCGCCTGAGCTGCATAACGCTGTGCGTCCGCGGCCAGTGCCGTGGCGCGCTGGGTTTCCTGCTGCGCCTGGATGTTGCCGAATTGCTCTCTTGTAAGAACGCCTATTGCGTCGCTCATCTCGATGATTCGGCCGGCCGACCGCTGGTACACCCGCAGCCCGTTCTCGGTGCGCTGTGTAAACAGTCCGGCGCCCTGGGCAGCGCGTTCCATCTGCGTGATGTAGGTGCTGTAACCGGCCCCGCTTTTTGAAATCTCCCCGGAAAGCGCCGCCAGGCTCTGCTGTGCCAGCCCAATGCGATCGACGAAAGCACCCGCTACGCCCGCATTTGCGATCTGTTCGTTCATGCGGCCGTACGCCGCGATAAATTCATCCGCCAATTTCGGCGCATCGGCCCCGCTCTGGCGCATATCCTCCAGCATTTCCTGCATGGCGCCGCCGACTGCGCCGCTGCCCCGCTCGTTCGTTTTGACGATTTGAGTATTCCAGGCGCTCCACATCGCCACCACTGCGCCGCCGGCTAACGCAATAGCCCCCAGCGTTACCGCCATCGGCGCGAGCCCGATCTGCAGCACGGTCGTAAGGCTCAAACCGGCATTCCACGCCGCCCACATGGTGGTGATCGTGCCCAAAACGGCCGGTAGCCCTACTGCCACGGTGTAGAGCCCAGTCATCACCTGTACAACCGTTGGCCCAACCAGCGCGATGGCGCCCAATCCCAGCGCCAGGTTCCGCGTCCCTTCGTCCATCTCCATGAACCAGTTCACTACCTCGCCCGCTTCTGTGACGATCGTCCTGGCCGTCCGCGCAAAGGTTGTACCCATCTCGCGCAGCTGCTCAATTGTGCGCGGATCCTGCAGTGTTTCCACCATGAGCTCCACGTCTGGCTGAAACTCCCGGAACACGCCGCCGAAGAATTCCCGCAGCCCCACTTCCTTCAGGTCTTCCAGCGAGCTAACCAGGCCCGAAATGGTGCCGCTCTGCCGGCGCGCCGCGCCGCCGAAATCCCGCTCCAGGCTGGTTACAATCGCCTCAATTGCTTGGTTCGCCGGGATCAGGCCCTTTTCCCGCATCGTCTGGATCTCTCCGGTCGTTTTCCCGAAAGCATCCGCCAGGATCCGGTCCACGTTCAGGCCTGCTTCCGTGAGCTGCAGCACCTCTTGCCCGGCCAGCTTTCCGCGCGCCTGGATCTGCCCCAAAGCCAGCGCGACCCGCTGCATCGTTTCTTCACTCGCCCCAGATCCGGCGCTGTAATCGATCATCGCCTGTGTCAGGCGCTTGGCTTCTTGTGTATTGAACCCGTACGCCATCGCCATCCGGTATGCCTGGCTTACGCCCGCGGCCGTGAACGGGCTTTGAATAGCCAGCTTTTGCACCCATCCCTGCAGCCCGGCCGCTTTCTCCGCAGCCATGCTCAGCGCTTCCCCCATATCCGAGGCCTGCCCGGTATGGAGCAGCTCCTTCGCCACCAACTGCTGCAATGACGATCCCAACCGTTCAAAACTGCCGTACGCGGTCAGCGCTTCGCCCCCCAGGCCCACCAGCGCCCGCCCGGCGCCCGTAATCGCCTGGCCAAGCACAGTGCCCAGCGCCACCTGGCCAACCGAGCCGAGCTGGTGCAGCCCCTTTTGGACCTTGCCCAGCCCATCCTCGGCGCCTTTGGTATCCGCGCCAATCTCTACCCGCAGCCGCGCCGCTGTAATCGTCATTCCTTCAGCCTCCAGCGCTTCTCATCGTCCTCTGCTTTGGCCCGATCCGCCTCCATCAGCATCAGCAGATCGTCATACCAGTCCATGTGCTCCAGGACCTCCCACGGCCCCACCCCGCCCAACCATCGTCCCAACTGCACCAAGTTCCACAGGTCGATGGTTTCCCTGTCCGGTTTCTCGTACAGGTCCGGCGCAACGAGGTAGGCCGTTAAGGATTTTTTGCGGCGATCCGCCGCTCCATGTCCTGGTTAATCGCCTCGATCAAGGCAAACCAGAACGGCCGCTCGATCGATTTGACCAGCTCCAGCGTGATTTCTTCCGGTTTCCCTGCATCGTCCAGCAGTTCCCACCGCGCCACGGCCGCCTGAAGCTGGAACACTAAGCTCTGGTCAACGTCCTCGAATTGCTTCAGCTCTTCGAAGAAATCCGTTCGCGTGATTGCGTTCGGCCGGTATTCCACCTCCATGGTCTCACCCATGTAGGTAAACGCCACGCTTAAGGTGCGATCGTTCAGTTTCTTGACGTGAATGGGCATGCATCCTCCTACCGCTAACAGTTCTTATCAGCTCTAATTTCAGGTCTTACAGCGTCTGCACGTTCGTGATGATATCGATCTGGAAAGACCTTCCCCATGTCGAATCGTGGACATTAGTCAGCCCGTACTCGATCACGTGCACGCTGTTCTCCACGCCAAAACCGGGCACCGATTCCACCTGCGCCGGGAAGTCCAGCGTGAATTTCTGGTAGTACGTGGACTGGATCAACGCCCCAATCGCTTCCACCCGGAACCACAACGTCGATCCATTGCGCAGGTTGTCCAAAATGCCCATACCGGCCGCATCGCTGGCCAGCCGCAATGTCCCGCCGGCTTTCGGCTCTTTCTCAATCGTGAACGGATCAGCCCCAACAGGCCAGGCCAGTTCGCTCTTATCCGTCAGGCCCCACACCAGCGAGAACCCGCGCGTCATCGCTGTAGCCCCGGCCAATCCTGTCCGGGTAGATGCGGTGTAGAACTTCACCTGGGCTGGCAGCACCGGCAGCGGCGTCAGGCTGGTCGGGCTGGCCGACAGGGTAATTCCCTTCTCCAGGGCTTCACCCAGCGCGTTTCCGGCGAAGGAAACTTCATTCCGGTTGAAGGTGAAGGTCATTCCATTCACCTGCACGCCGGCGCTGCGCCAGGCGCTGTCCGCGTCGCCCTGTTCGACTGTTAATGTACGCCCGACGTCCGGCGCGCTCGTGTTCGAAAAGAAGCTCCACAGATATGCCGGGGTAGCGTCCTGCTGCGTCGGTGTCGGTTCAGAGATCAGCGACGCGAGCGGATACAGGATTTCATTAAACGTCAGCCTGCCGCTCATCCCCAGCTCGGTCCATTCTTTGTTGACCGTCACGAACGAGGCATATTTGTTCCCCGCGGCGCGGAAGGCGTTTCCGTCACTGCGCGGGTTTAGCTCGAACGAGGTTGCCAGCAGCTTGCGGTTCGCCGCAACCGGCGTGCCTGCAACGCTCTCAATCCCTACCTGTAAGCCCTGGAAAATGGCGGCTTTTTCGGCCATGCTTCACCTCACTGCGTAAAAATGCGGAACGTTCCGCTCTTATGTTGGTAAATGACGCGCTCCTCCACCGATGGAGGCAGCGGAGTTTCCCCCTCAAAAACGCACCCGATCACAGTACCCTCGATGGTTTCTCCACTGGCCTGGTGCAGCGTCGCCTGTACCTGGTCCAGGATCTGCGCCGCCAGTTCTGGAGTGCTCGACCGGTCGTACACGTCCACGTCGATCAGTTCCTCCAGCATGTAGATGTCCGCGCTCGCGTTGGTGACTGGCGTGCTGGCCGCTTTGCTCACCACGATGTACGGGTACTGCGGTGTGGTTTGCGGGTTGATCAGGTCAAGGTACACCCGGCCATCAACCATATCGCGCGTTTCCGGATCGCTGCGCAGCGTCTGGACCACCCAATCTGTAGAGGTCAGGCTGTTGATCATCCCCGCCTCCATTCAGATTCCAGGTTCCGCATATCCGCGGTAAACCGCGGACGCTCTGCTTCTACGGCCGGCCGGATGCATGGCCTCTTGGCCATCTTCCGTGTGCCGTATTCCAGGTAGATCCCGTGCTCGGCATTCACCGAAACCATCGCCGTGGTATCACCGGTCATATCCGCGCTGATCGAACCCCGCAGGTTCCCGGTGTCGATCGCCGGCGCTTCCCCCGGCGCGCTGGCCCGGTGGAACTTGTACCCTGTTACAAACGTGGCCCGGTCGCCATCAATGGCAGCCTTCGCCCCTGCCCCCTGCCATGCCCGGAACCCGCGCCCGCCCAGCTTGTAGGATTTCCGGATCGCCGATCGCCGGTACAACCGCCCGTGCTTGGCTCCCCGCATCAACGTCATCGCAAACGACCGGATCCGGTTGGCGCTGCGCCACACGATTCGACCCACCGCCCGCGGCAGCGCCGCGGCCAGTTCGTCGAAGCCGTCGTACTCTAGCACCACGTTTCCAATCATTCGCGCTCCTCGTTCCATTGCACGCCCATCATCCGGACGCCCAGCTCCACGATTTTCATGCCGGCCCGCATAAGCACGTATCCGATCTGGATCTGCGGATGGAACCACCGCTCCACCTGGTAGACCTCGCCGCGCAAAGTCATCGTGATCGTGGTGTTCCGCATATCCTTCGGCAGGATCTTGATACGGATCTTCTTCACAGGACCTCCACGCACACCAGCCGGCGCGCCGTGGCCAGTGATTTTCGCATTACCCCCAACACCAGGTAGCGCCTGCCGCCGGCGATCACGATATCGGTATCCTCCGCTTGCGAGCTGTATGGCAGTATCCAATTTGTGGTGATCTTGCCCGCCGCGCGCGCCGCGATGGTTTGTTCCTCCGGCGATAATCCGGTGGGCTCCTGCCGGCCGTGCGTTGTCTCCAGCGTGGTTTCCTGCTCGATCGACCCGCCGTGATCGGCGTCGTCCTGCACCGTAATGCGCAGTACAGTCACCGTATCTGGCATGGCCGATTCTTGCAGTTCTCGCAGTTGCCCCAGTTCTTCGCTGTTGAACATTTACTCCGCCCGTAGCGACGCCCGCTTCATGCTGGTGCTGGCCAGCGTTCCGGTAGGATCCAGGTCCATAGCCTGCTGGCCGTAGCTTGTCGCTTTAAGCCCCATCCCGGTTTCGCCCTGGTATGTGACGGACGTATCGTCGACCTTCACCTGTTTTTTACGCGGATCCCGCATGCACACGTAATGCGCAGCCAGCCACAGCTCGATTTGCCCGAGCAGGCTCGCGCTCAGACGCTTATCCCCCAGCCGTTCTTCGATGACCAGGTGCGCGGTGTTGATCATCGCGTTCACCTGCCCATCCGTCAGGCCAGTGCTGATAATATCTCTTACCTGTTCTGCATCTACGCGTGCGTTCGGGTTACGCTCAGCCATTTTCGCCCTCGCCAGCCACAGCCATTGCCATCAGCGCTTCCCGGATCGCCCGGGCTTTCGTCTTACCAATCCCACGCACCTTCTCCAGCGCTTCCGGCGCCATTGCCAGCGCCGCGAGTTGCTCGAGCGTGGTGATCCCCGCTTCTGCCAGCGCCTGGTTCGCGCCCCCCGGCAACTCGGGCAGCTCAGCCATGTCCGCCTGGCTGTCTAGCGCCTTAAGCCCGTGCACAATCCCCAGGATCGTTTCGAGCGGCGCAACCGTCTCAATCACCATCGGCTTCCCCGTCGTATCAGCCGGATCGGCGATGGCCTCAAACCGGTCGCCGAACGCTTTTAGTTCGGCCTCGGTAGGCTCTATCACGTCGCCAGCGCCGAACCGCTCAAACTGCCGGTAGTGCTTGCCGGTCCTGATTCGATACCTCATGTTGCCTCGCTTTCCATCGGTTGGGTGGGGGAGCGGCCTCCGGGTAGCCCGGCCGCTCCCTCCCCTCCACCAGTAAAACACCGGGCAATTTAGATCCCGGAGATGTGAACGATGCCCGACTTGCTGTCGGCGTCCGCTTTCACCCGCGGAACCATGGCGCACATGACCTTGAAGAACTGCACCAGGCCGCCCTGCGCGTCCCACTCCACAGGCACGATATCCTGCGCAATGGCCAGGTCTACCACGTCTTTCTGCAGCGTTACCAGCACGGCAGTACCGTCGGTGAGCTTGCTCGACGGCTTGATGTACTTCAAGCTCGGGATCGACGCCAAACAGCGCTGTGCAGCGGTCTGGCCGGACCCGTCCGTGTAGACCTCGCGGGTCTGCGCGTACTGCGCCGACGCAACGTACAGGCCATACGGGCCATAGTAGTTGTCCGCTTCCGCCGCAGCCACAGCCGAATTGACGTTGGTGTAGATGTTCGCGATTGTGCCCCAGTCTGCGCCGGTCATGGTGTTGCGGTTCGGGTGCGTGGTGTACCCGTAGATGCTGTTTCCGTTCACCTTCATGGTCGAACCGTTGAACAGCAGCCCTTCCAGGCCCTCGACTACCTTGCGCGTGGCCACCTGGCTCTGCGAAACGTCCAGCCCATCGCCCATCCGGCGCGAAGCCTCGAGCTGGCGGATGTTCAGGCGAAAATCCTTGTGGACGATCGGCACAGGAACGTTCACCTGGGTGAAGTCCAGCTTGTCTTCTTCACCAGGCGTCACGCCGCTCATGTCGATGTTCGCATCGGTCATGTCCGACTGCAGATCGTAAGCGGTCAGGATGGTGCCAAGGCCGCCCAACGGGTGCACCAACCCATACTGGCGCAGATCGGCGATGCCGTTGAGCTGCGCGCGCGCAATGTCGACCACAGCGCGGTCGATTTCCTGCCATTCGGTATCGCGCAGCAGCGCATTGGTCCGCAGCGCGTTGATTATGAACCCGGCCTGCATCAGCCGCACCGGCGCCGAACCAGAGAATTCCTTCGCGTCGGTGATCAGAGCAGCAGCATTTTCATTTGGAGCCATTGGTATTCCCTCCAGGAACCAATAAATAACCAGTAGGAATCACAGCCGGGAGGGCTTACGCCACTTCGACCCGGATGCGCTTGGTAGCGGATGTGGTCGTCACTGCTTCCAGCGCGTACCCTACCACCGCGTCAGCGTAGGCCGTTTTGTTGGCCGTTCCGCCCTCAGCGATCGCCAGCGGAGTATGCGCGCGCAGGGTACCATCGCCGGCGCTTTCCAGCGCAGCGCCCTTCGCGATCGTCTGGCTGGTGGTCAAGATCGCGTACATCTCATCGCCCTGCCGGGCCACCACATACTGCACGTTCGAGTCATCGGCATACGCCGTATCAATGCCATCACCGATGAAATCCTCTTCGATGGCGAAGCGCGGCTGGGCGTTCCCGCCGGCAGTCGCATGCACAACCAGGTCACCGCTCGAGTCAAAATCAATCAGATGACCCGGGGTGATCGCCCCACCAGCCTTCCCTTCCTTGCGGATTGGGTCGCCCTTCAAAAGCACTGTCTTCGGAGCCATAGTTCCTCCACACTCCTGCAAATAGTTGAATTACGTCCGGTAACGTCGATTACCGGTTCAGTCCGTATCAGGTTCTGCCAGCAAGATCTTCGGCGGTTCGGGCACCTGGTGCACCTCGGTTCTCGCGTTGCCCCGCGGTCCGCCGCGCCCGCCATAATCGGCCGGCTTCAGGCTGCTGGCCAGCTTCTCCAGCTGGTCCACACGCATCGCCTGCAGATCCTCTTCCGAGAACGCGCAGCGCTCGTTGGCCTTCAGCTCGGCAGTCAGCTCACCTTTCCGCAGGTTCGCGTTCGCCTGGATGGTCTCCAGCGCCGCTTTCACCCCCTGCACCCCGCCCAGTTCCCGCAGAAGGTTTGTTACCTCCTGCAGCTCCGCCGGCACAGTCAGCTCGACCGCAGCCACCGCAGTGGCTGGTTCGTTGGTCACCGGAGCCGCTTCAACAGTTGCTTCGTTGGCGGCCGGAGTGCCGCATCCATGCTCCAGCTTCTGCTCCAGCTTGGTCAGCGCGCTGTCTGGCATCGCCTGCAGCTCTGCCTGATCAAACGGGCAGTTCGCATTCCCAACCAGCTTCGCAATCAATCCTTCCCGATCCATCGCCACCTCCTCAGATTGTTCCCCCGCCCCAGGGGCATCGTTTACTGCCGGCGTTTCTTCCGTCAGTGTTTCAGTCCATCCCAGCGCCCTGGCCAGCCCCTGCAAGGCCTTTCGTGCCAGGCTCACCGGGTTAAACCCATTTTTGGTCTGCATCCCGGTCTCCTCCCCCGCCTCATTCGAAGCGATGGCCGCCTCCCCCTGCAGATCGAACAGAGTGACCTGCCCGCCCCATGCCACCCCAACCCGGTCGAAAACCAGCTCTTGCGGCGCCGGTGCCAGGCCAGGGGTAGGTGCATCCGCCGGCACGTAGGCCAGCGTAATGTGCGGGATAAACCCGCGGTTAGGTGTAGAGACCGGAAGGCCATCTGTCAGCCACCAGCGCAGGTGCTCCAGGTAACCGCAGTCGTACAGCAAGAAAACCGCCTGCATTCCATCCGTGGTGGGTGTGGTGAAGCGCCCAATCCCGCTGACGTTCCCCCGTACAATTGGCGTCATCTTCGCCCACTCCATCACCCGCTGCAGCAGGCTTCCGTGGTACTCCGGCTTCAGCTCCGCAGAATCGCCCAGGTACGCCAACGTCAAATGGATTTCCCCTGCCGGCGTGATGGTTGCATCCTCCGGCAGTCCTCCCTCTCCGCTCAGCGCGAGCTGTGCAGCCGCTTCCGCGGATGGGTACAGCGCGATCATCACTCCGGTATGCTGTTCGTTCGTCTGCAGTTCGTTCAATCTTGGCACGCCACAGCCGTCCTTCCAGGAACACGCCCCGATCTGGTGTAACAGCAGCGCCAGGTGATCCGGACGCAGGTTGCGCTGGATCCCGAAAAAGCGCTGCCCGTTGAATGTGCCCGGCTTCTCCTCCAGGTCACAGAAATACGCGGTCGAGACCTCGATCCCCTCGCCCTTCTCCAGGCGCTCCAGCACCGTCAGCGCATCGCCCCCCAGCGCCCGCGCCTTCTCCACATCGATCCAGATCTCCCCCACCAGGCGGTCATCCACCAGCTCAGCCCGCCAGAAGCGCCCCACCACCGCCTGGGCTTCCAGCTCAGGAGAATTGGCCGAAACCGGCAGGCCGTTCACCTTTGGATGACCGAGCGGAACGGGGATCCCGTTCCAGGCATCGACAAACCGCCCAATCTCCTCCAGCGGCGCCAGCGCGTTATTCAGCACCCCCGCGCGGATGGCCACCACCGGCGCCACCAGGTAATCGCGGCCGGCCAGCGTCTCCCGCCGCACCTGTCCCTGCACCTGGTTGATCCTGATCTGCATCTTCATCACTGCACCTGATTGGAGTTAAACGAAAACCGCCCGAAGACTCTTGCGAGTCTCCGGGCGGTACTTCCGGTAAAACCTATGACGGCCGAAGCCGCGCTATAACCCCCGAAGGGTTGTTGTCACACAAAGATTATAGCACGCCTGTTCAGAATTTCAACCACCGAAACCACGGATTTTAGCTCCGATAAGAACACTTATCAGACAGGGTCCCACCCCTCCAGTTTGATGAATTCATGGAAATGGCACAACTCGTATGGGCAAACCACGCTCGGAGAAACTATCCCATCGTCGGCAATATCGTGCCCCGATAGTGAGCTGATCTGACCACACTCCGGGCACGTCATACTTGCGCTCTTTCGATAGCGTTTCCCTATTTCATCGATTGGCACCATCAGCCCCTTCCACGTTCCTGGCTTGTGGTGATTGTTATGCGGTATATGCTTCACGCTTCCCTCCCATCCCTTATACTCATACGTTGGTTTCACACATTAACTTCCTCGTGTGGAATCACGATCTTTCCGCTCATCAAATCCGGGATCAGAGCATCTCGCAATTCCGCTAATAGTCGGTTTTCTTCCATGTTCAGATAAAAAATGTGCTGCCGCCACATCGGAAGAAAAATTGCTAGAAGGCTCGAAAAATATTCCTTATCCCGGTTTTCAATGCGCAATTCGTTTTTATTTTTCGACAGTCCAATATAATCGGACTGAATCACCTTCTTTCCAAAAAGAGCAAATGTTTTCTCTAAACCCTTTGCGTTCTCTTGGCTGCTCTTTACAGCTTCACAGATCTCAGCCAACCCCAATTCTCGTGCTAAAGTTTCGTTCACGGTAATCCTGACGACATTGCGCTCACGGCAAATCCGGTTGATGTCGTCAATAATCTCCTCGTAGGGGCGATGACCTTTCTTCACTTCCTCCGTCTGTGAAATATAGCGACTGGGTGTCAGTATGTAATCCTGCTTTGCGATATCATCCAAGGATGGACGCGCTGCAAGCCCTGGGACAGGTTTTCCAAACGATGCCAGGATCTCTGAGATTCGCTGATCGGAAAACGTTTTGATTTCTTTGTGATAGGTACGCCCCTCATGCGATTTCCCGCCATACTGACCATTTTGAAAGCGCATCTCCACATCGAAAAATTTCCGGCAGTCCAAAACATTGATATGGCCTTGCGCGGCATGACCATCGCCAAAAATAATCACGCAAACAGGAATGTCCGTTGATTCGAACATGCTATCAGGCAGGGCGATTACCGTTTCGAGCAATCCCGCATCAATCAGAGTTTTCCGGATAGGGCGCTCATTCGAGGATGTGAGCACGCCTACAGGTAGCACAAAAGCGCATTTCCCGCCGCGCTCTAGTCTGGAAAGCGCTGTCAATACAAACGCCAGGTTGGCATTGCTTTTCGGGGGGATACCAAGCCCAAAGCGCTCATCGGCAAACAATGGATCAGGTGGCTGCCAGGGAATGTTGTAGGGCGGATTAGAGATAATGGCATTAGCCTTAAGGATTGGGGGTTCTCCCACTGCCTGAACCAATGAGAATGTTTCCGATGCTTTCAGTTGATAAACCGCATTGGTCTCCAGCGTCAACGCGTTTCGATGAATAACCCATCCATCGATGTTACGAACAACCAGGTTGAGAAGCAAAAACGGGATAACCCGATGATCTATCTCCTCACAAATAAATGTCGCGTCTTGATTTCCGCTCCATTTCTGGATGGTCAGGCTCCCGCTGCCAGCGCACAGATCATAGATCACACCCTCATCAGGGGTAACACGATCAAGCAAACGCCCGATCGATAGCGGGGTGAAATCCTGTTTGTTTTTCTCGCGGTCCGCCAGGTGATACTGGTAAATCCGTTGTAAAAGATCACAACCAATATCTCTGCTTAACAATTCGTAGCAGGCTCTCAACCGCTCCCGATCGTGCATCATCACGGCAGCCATGATTTTTTCGCCTGCGCCGCAGATCTCGCAGTCAAAAATCTCAAGAAGCCTTTGCGTTAAGGTGGTTAAGTCGCTTTGATTTTGCTCTATCATTGCCACACGTTATCCCGAAAAACCTATAAAAGCTCTGGATGATGATTCCCCGGCTGTTCGTGGCCAAAATCACCGGCAGCCAGGCGCACCGGCACTGTGGATGCACCGGAATAATCCCATGCGCCTCCTGGATGGTGTAGGTTCGACCCTGCAGCGCCTTGCAGATTGGGCATACCCGCGCATCGCCGGCCGTCGAAAACTCCACGTCCCCAATCACTTCGGTAATCCCCGTTTCCTCGAACCGGTTCAACGTTCCTTCCGCGTACGCCCGGATCACCTCAGTCCTGGCCAGCAGCGTGGCCCGCCGGATCCCGATCCCATCCACCTGGTCCGCCAGTGCGCGCGCAATCTTCGCGCTTCCCCAGCCGCGCGCCAGTCCCTCCGTCAGGCTCCGGCTGATCCCCTGACTCATCGCGTCGGTGATCCCGCGCAGCTCCTCGAAGTTTCGCGTGTACAACATGGCCAGCGTGTTCGCGTGGATCGGCTGCTGGAAGATCTGCCAAATCTCCTGTTCCGGCCGGCTGATTCCCGCCCAGCCAAGCAAACGGTCTGCCTGCGCCACACCCTTCACATAAGCCGTCCGCACGTACAGGTTTTGCCACTCCTCACGCAGGCTGATCCGCTGGCCATCGCGCTGCTCGATGGCGAGGATTTCCTCATCCACCATCTCGCGCAGCCAATCCATAAAAGCGCCCGCTTTCCCCGCCGGGTCAGAGGGAAAATCATAACGCCGGGCAGCCCGGGCAAAAGCTGCCAGGCCAGAGCGCTCCTGCAGGTACAGCGCATCGTTCTTCACCACGGTCTCCCGGATCAGCGACAGTGCGCGTGTGAAACGCTTCCGGCATGCCGTCACGTACTCTCGGCGCAGCATTGCAGTCCGGGTGGGATCTCGCCGTGCGTTCTCTGATTTCGGTTTACCCACTGGCGCCTCCCATCGCCGCCGCGGCTGCCAGGCGCGCCAGGTAGCGCTCTACCAGCACCGGCCAGCTATCCCGCGGCGCTTTCATGTGGATCAGCCTACCGCAGCGATGGCAGTGCCGTGAGCCGTCCGCGATCAGCCACCCGCCGGCATCCAGCAGCACCGCGCCATTGACCGGTACAAATTCTCCTACCTGCGCGCCGCAGTTCGGGCAGGTGTATGGGATGCTCTCTATTTTTACGGTACGAACAGCCTGTGATACCACGCTTCCCCCTTTTGTTTTAGTCTAAAGCGCCTTCTGTCCCGTCCGGTTCTTCGCCTTCCGCCGTTTCGTCTTCCTCGGTATCGTCTTCTTCGTCCAGCGCCTGGCGCTCATCCATTTCCATGGGCGGCAACGCCATATACCGCTCGCGGAACTCGCTCGGCAGCACCACCAGCTCCGGCGCTCCGGGTGGAGCGATCTTCGACACAGCATTGGCGTACCGTTCCGCCACCTGGGATTTCTCCAGCTCGGTCAGCTCGAACAGCGTTTCCCATTCCACACTATATTCGCCGTTGGTTGGCGCCGGCAGCGCGCCTGCCCAGATCAGCCGGTCGATGAATGGCCGCAGGATCACCGGCTCTGCGTGCTGTGTCTGCCGGCTGGCAATCACCCCAGCCCAGGTTGCCTGGTCCTGGCTGCTGGCCAGTTCGCCCCGCTCGCTGCCCAGCAAAATCCGCTGCGGGATGTCCGTTGCCGCGGAAATCAGCGCGATAATCGTCTCAAACGCCCCCTTCGGATCGATCACCTCACTCCCCAATGCGGTGATGTCCATCCCTTGGGTGCGGATAAACCTCCGCAGGCCATGGATATACTCGGTGATTTCATCTTCTAGGCGCTCGGCTTCGTCTGCCGGAATATCGTAGCCCTCTTTGGCGTTGGCCACCAGGCCCCGGTCCATGTTCTTCCAGGTGGCTTCCGCGCCGCCGCCGACCAGCTTCAACAGGTCATCCAACCGGTTGTAGACCCGTTCCAGCCGCGGCATGCCGTAGATATCATCTTCCAGCAAGTCTTCTGCCACGTGCAGCGTTCTGGACCAGTGCGCCACCGTAGATCCCAGCCCCTGCCCCAGCTGCAGCACGTACCGATCTGGCAGCCCGTACCGCTCATTTGCTGTATCTCGCACCAGCTCCTGTACGGTCGCGCTTCCCTCGCTAAAAACCGACAGGTAAATTACGTCCTGCGGCTTCCGCAGAGAATTGGCCTCCAACGGTTCCAGCAGCGGCTTACCCTCGGCTGCCCCGATCAACATCACCCCATACCGACCAACACCCGATAGCCGGTCAAGCCGGTGCAGGTAGTGCCACATGCGCCGCTTCTGGACCAGGAAGCGGATCCCCTGCAAGAAAGGGCTCCGCACTTCGTCCATAGTCGAATCCTCATCCCCGTCCAGGATCTTCGGCGGCTTTCGCCAGGTATCCTGCGGCGGCAAGTCCACCACTTTGCCGGCAATATCCTGCCGGCGATATTTCTCCAGGTACGCATCCCACTGGATATTTTTTGGATACCCCAGGACCTCATACATATCCCGTTTCCCCTGGAACTGCATTCCGCCCGCCATGCTGCGCGCCAGCATCGACCGCCCCAGCACAGAGCTGAGCGTCATAATCTGGTTATCGTTCAGCGCATTTTCCACCGCTTTTTTCGCCATACTGCCTCCTACCCTTACCGCTATCCATGCCGATAAGCTCGATTATCAGTACTGTTTTTAAACCTCTACCATCTTTGCGATAACCCGCCAGCGCCGCTTCCTGGTTCCCACCTCGAACGCGAACTCGCCATTGTCGTAATGGTTGATCGGCGAGGTAATGACCATCTTCTGCTAAAGTGTCAATCATCGCCTGTTATCTCCTTCCCCACGTTCCAGCTCGTTTTACCGCCATTTCCATCGTCGCGATATTGCAGTAATTTTCCGCGTGTGCGTAGTGATCCGGGTTGCTCTCTACGTACCGCGCCACCGGCTGTCCGGTCGCGTCTTTTTCAACCGTGCGTACCGGGGCTTTCAAATGAGCGTAGTAGTCTGGGAGATCACGTGCATCCCCGGGCAGCGTGTTCTGCTGGTCATAGAACAGCGCGAAGGTGTTATCCAGCGCTCGCGTCCGGTCGATGTTCACAACCCCTTTCTCTTTATCCCACACCGCCATTTCCGCGTTTTTAGACCCGGTCTTCTGGACCACGTAATAGGCCAGCCATACCACCCCGCGCTCGAAGAGCAGGGTCTCCATCCCGTTTTTGCGTACGCTGGGTGCAAAATCTGCCTGCAGCTCGCGCGCCTTCCGCGTTTCCGGCAGCGCATCGATGACGCACCGCTCAACCCGGTATTGTTTGATCAGGTACCCCACCGCCTCGAAACTCTCCAGCTCGCCGGCGAAGCGCAGCGGCCGCTCCCCCGTTTCCGCGTTCCGCGGACCCCGAATCACCACGTTGAGCGTCTTGTTCACGTCTACGCCCATCACTGTTCGCTCGCCCGCCACGGGCCCGCGCCCATAATCGCGCCGGCAGTCGTCCAGCGTTCCATCCGTGATCTGTCCGCCCCGCGGCGTGTACGTTTCCCCCAGGTCCTGATTAAACGCCTCGCGCCGCTTGGTTTCATCCGTGGTGACCAACCCCTGTACCAGGTGTTTCAGGCTGGTGGTTGGTCCAAACAGCTTTGTCAAATGGAACCCGGCAATCTCCCGATCTGGAAACGCCGCGACCCATTCGCCCGGCGCCAGGCGGTTCAGCGGCCGCCTGCACTTCTGGCACGCCACGTAATCGTGCCAGGCCGTAGGCCTGCCCAATTCGTCCCACGCGTCCACCACCTGGTGGATCGTCATCGGCTGCCGTTCTCCACACGCCTCGCAGCGCACAAACCACTCACGCTGGTCGCTCTCCAACCATTTGGCGTGGATCCCAACCCCCGGGTAGGTTGGCGTAGAGATCCACCGCTGCTCAGCGATCGTGGAATGTCCCAGGCGCTTCTCCGCGATGGATGGCGCCCGCGGGTCCATCTCATCCACCTCGTCCAGCACAATCAGGTCCGCATCGATAGATTTGAGCTGTGGCGCCTGGCCGTTGGTTTTCACCTGGCCGCCGCGCAGATAAATAAAGCGATCGCGCACCCGTTTCAGCGTCACGCGGTCCGCCCCTCGCTTACCGTCTTTCCCGCCACCTTCGACCACGATCGAATTCAGGTAGGGGCTGGCTTCGATGGCCGGTCCAATGCGGGCGCTGGAGAAATCGCTCACGTGGGTATCGGTTGGGAAAATGTACAGAACCGTCGCCATGCGCGCGTCGGCCGCGTGCAAAGCATACGAAACTGCGTACTCGCTGGCCCCCATCTGGCTGGCCTTATAGAGCACCACAACCTTGGCAGTCTCCTGGTAAATCCCCTTCAAGTACGGGTGCTCCAACAGGTTGAACGGAAGACCCGGTTTGAGGTTCGCCCGGTTGACAATCGACCAGGTCAACAGGTCCTGGTGGGACGCACTGGATGGCGCCGCGGAGGTAGATCGCGCCCAGCCCCCTCGCCGCGCGCGCTCCGCCAGCGCAATCGCCAGGCGCTCCAGCTCAGTCCGATTCTTCGGATTCTGGCTCTGCGCCTGCGTCGCCAACAGCAGCCTGGAGGTTTCGGATAATCCGCTCCAGCTCATCGTCGCTCACTCCCTCGAACGGAGAAGAACCAGGCGCTTGCCGGCCTGGAGTGGTTTCGCCCTCGCCCTTCCCGGTTTTCAGGTCTCCCGTCAGGGTGAAATATAGTTTCCGGTCAGCCGCTCCCTCGCGCCCGGCTGCTTTCGCCGACTCGATCAAGGTATTGATCACATCCCGCCGGTGCTGGAATAACGGCTCGATCTGCAGCCGCGCCACCCGTTCTTCGATTGCCGGATCCTTCTCGATCCAATTCCGAATCGCCCGGTCCGACCGCAGTCCAAGCACATCCGTAGCCAGCTCCTGCTGTGTCTTCGGCGCGCGCCCATCCAGCGGCGAGGCTTTCCAGGCAATGTAGGCCGCCTTGCGCCAGTCCCAACCCTCCAGCCGCAGCTGCAGATAATCCTGCAGCCACGGGCAGTCCTTCGCATTCTGTAAAAACGCATGGCGCGCCCGCCGGCTGTCTGCCTGGCCGGGCGTCGCGGCCGAAGCCGGGAACGCGGTGTTTTCATCATCCTGCTGCGCCATGATCACCCCGAAAATCGGAAGATTCGGAATTTTATCTTTTAAAGAAACGGCGAAGCCGCTCTTTAATCACCCGGGGGCATGGGGGTTTCGCGGCCGGCGTCTTCCCCATCGTCTGGAGACCATTCATCCGGTTTCCATACCGGCTCGGCATCCATCGTCTGAATCTGGTGGATCAACTGGTGGATGCCGCCGGTCAGATACGCAATGCGCTGGCCAAACCGGGTCACAGTCCGGTTGAGCTTGTTAATCTGTTGCGTATGCCGCTCCTGGATTTTGCGCAGCTCCCCCAACTGATCGTTCATCTCCCCCACCAATTTGCGATAGTGTTCTACCAGGTCGCCCGCCCCGTCCACTACGGCGCCCATCGTGTCGGTTTTTGCCTTTTGGCGCTTCGATGACCAATCGATGATGACCACCACCAGCGCCGCGATACCGGTAAACCCGCCCAACTTAGCCAGCGCATCCCAAATATCCATACCGCTAACCCCCAGCCCTGGAGTAGCGCCGGCTGCGCTGCCAGCCCGCAGTGCAGCCGGCGCGCAATGCCTACTTCAACGAATAGCCGCGCTGGAACTCGTCTGTATAGCTCTTGCCAATTAGCGGCATTCCTTTCACGGCCGCGTGGGTCAGTTTGGAAGAACCCAACTGAAGCACCAGCCCGAACACCAGCGCCAGGATCTGCGCCACGGTACCGGCCACCTGGTCCAGGCTGCCGATGTCCACCTGCGGGAAAAAGGTCTGAAGGATGAACAGCGTCACCATCCCCACCAGGTTGAGCCCCAGCACCCAGGACGGCGCCGACCCATCTTTTACCCAACCCTTGGTTTTAAGGATGTTGACCACGATGCTGATCAGCGACCCCACGCCAACCAGCGAAACAAACAGCATCACCAGCTCTTCCATATGGTAATTCCTCCAACAAGTAAGCAAGCTCTTGCGGTCTGGCCCGCCCAGCCCGCAGGTAATCCCCCACCGCCGCCTAAATCCAAATTTAGGTAAACCTACTATTGATTTTTAGGTAATAGGAAATTACCACCTATAGTGTAGCACGTACCGACTCGCAAGACAAGTGTTCTATCCTACATCAGAACAGATAATCCCCCTTATCGGCATATATGCGAAAAGATTTTTGGATTCACTGATTAACTTTTTCAGATGAAAGCGTTTCTTTATACCAAGAAAAACAAATGGAGGATCCAATGTACTGCTGTTATTCTTGGTTTGACCGTATGGACAAGCGCACCCTCGACTGGCTAATAACCCTGATCCACATGCGCTAACTGTTTTCGAATAGACAAACCGCCCGAGCTTGAGGAGCTTGGGCGGTTTTGTGCCATTATCAAACAGTGATGAAGTAAATCTCCGAATAATCACCCGGTATCATTCTCCGCGAGCGCGGATCATCAACTCACGCTCCAGCATAGCATAGAAAATATCTTCGTACATATCCGTGCTTGTACGCGCTTCTTCCCGGGCGATCGCGGAGAAGCGCTTCAGAATAGCGCTTGTCTCTTCGCCGGTGATCATGGCGATCTTTACGGCTTTTTCCTCAATGGCAATTGCCATCCACCCCGTTGCTCCACAATAATATTGGTTAATCGTCAGCCTCGCGTATTCATTTAATACATTGATTGCTTCCTGAAATTTATCCTTCATTCCCACGCTCTCCCATAATCCGAATTTTTGAACAGCTCCGGTAACCCCGTATTTTGCTTGAACCGCAGCACCTCATCTGCGTCCATGCCCAGTTCGCGGGCCACCTCATCATCGCTCCAGCCTTCGCGCAACAGCGCCGCGACGATGTCTGTCATCGGCAGCACACCATGCACGCCACGCGCGCGGTTGTGGCGGATCGTCGCGGCCATGCGGTCTTTTGCATCCTCCCGGCTGGCGTTGATCATCACCACCGGTAGGTACCCGCGCACGCGCCGGCGCACTTCGCCGATCTCCTTTCCTACCCGCGCCCGGTGGAAGCCATCTACCACTTCCACGTGGCTGTTCACGGACCAACCCACAATCGGCTGAGTATAGCCGTCCATTGCCACGGAACGGGCCAGCAGTTTCATTTCTGGCGGCGCGACCCGGTTTGGGTTGTACGAATTGCCCTCCACGTCATCCGCCTGCACCCACTGCACCAGGTCTACCGGCTCGTCTCGGAACGGGCTAACCTGATGCAGCATGGCGCGCACCTGGTTCAGCGTCGGGATGCGCTGCTCTTCTGGCAGTCTGGCCAGCTCCTCGCACAGCCCCCGCGCCATTTCTACGATTTTCTCATTGCCAACCTCAAACAGGCTTTCCTGTTTCATAAAATTTTCTCCATGATGGTAAAACTGCCCCGCTCGCCACATTTCACAAACCCATTCTCCGGAAAAATCGGCTCGGAATGCAGGTTGACCACAGAGTGAAGCCGTTTCACCCCTGGCCATGTGACTACGTCCGCCTGCCGCGCGTGGAACAGCGCGGTGTAAACGCCCTTTCCCCGATGCTCCGGCAGCACGTACGCATAGGTCAGGTAAACCTGCTCCCCGCCCCGCTCGCGCTTGGCCGCGCAGAATCCCATCACCTGGCCCCCATCGTCGAAGGCCACCCACCAGGTAAACGCCGGCCCGGACGTCATAAAGCCGCCCACCGAAGCGCGCACTTTCGGCGAGGCAAAAAAGCGGCCCATTTTCGACCAGAAAAACTCGTTCTCTTCGTCGTGGTCAAACTTTTGAATATTCATAGGTCCTCGTAGCGTTTCTTGATCATCTCCCGAACGGCGCCCTTCGCGGTCGGGTGTTCAAAATCCATATGGACCGCATCCATTCCCCGCGCCTGGTACACCTGGAACTGCTCGCGGAACAGATCATAGTACGGTTGCACCGAAACGCGCACCTTCACCCGCCCGTCCGCTTCTACGCTCTCGTAGATATCGCGCATTGGATATTTCGTCACGCCAATATCCAGCGTATTGCCCCAAAAATCATTTTTCGCGATGGACAGAGCCAGCTTGCGCCAGCTCGGGATGTTGAACTCGGTTGGGTTGGGAATGGGCGTATCGTCATCCGCCAGTTCCGCCACGCTCCCCAAAAATCGTTTCTTCGCGTACCACTCCAGCGCGATGGCAAAATTGGCCATGTAGCGCTCGCGCACAACATCCGGAAGCGTTGATAGCAGGAAAAACGTGTAGCTTTTCCACGTGTGACCATCCGGCAATCCCACGCCGCGATGATACCCCAGCATTTTGTCACCCGAGTAGCGCGCCCCGTAGTTCACGCCCGAGACCCGCTCCAGCGCCGCGGCCCACGTCTCCGGCTCAATCTTGGCCCACTGGTCCAGGCCTCGCCGCTGCTCGTCGCCATACGGCTGGCATACGCGCTGCTCGATGATCGGCACTCCCGCCAGGTACATCAGGTCATAGATGCCGTTGTAGCGTATGCCTGCATCGTGAATGAAGCGCCACACGTCTGAGACGTGCCAATCGAAGATCGGATAAAAATTGACAATCTCCGGGCGCTTCTCGTTTGGTATGGTGGACCAGTGGATTTTGCGACCGCCCAGCTCCAGGTAGTTCTTCTTTCGCCTTCCTTTCACTGCCGTGTAGCGGTGGAAGCTCTCATCCGCGCGAATACCAACAAGCGAAGCATAGTTCTCGCCGGGCTGGATCAGCCAGCCGGGGATTTCCTCCACCACCTCATCGATGCCGTAGTTCTCATCGTAAAACGGGAACGCGGCTGTATCGGCAATTACGCAATCATGCTCCGGAACAGGTCGGACCCAGCGCTCCCGCTCTTCCGGGTCCCAGGAGCGCCAATGAGGTTGAAACACGCTTACCGCGTTGCGCCATAAAAGCGGGATGCAGATCCAGATCGGAATAATGACCGGATCATGCAGAATAGCGTGTTCAATTTGCCGGATGGTTTCGGCGTACTGCGCTTCCGGGTCGATAAATAGTGCGTAGATCTTCCGCCCGCGCCGTTCGGCCTCTTGCCGGGCCAGTTCCAGCAGCACCGTCGAATCCTTCCCGCCCGAGTAGGAGACCACAATTTTTTCATAGTGATCGAAAATAAATCGTATGCGTTCACGGGCGGCTGTAAGCACGTCCATATCCAGGTACGTTTTGCTCATAGGTCCTTGATCATCTTTCGCACTTCCGCGCGCTTTTTGTCTTTGATACGCTCCACCTTTTGCCGGAATTCGTTGACCACATTCCCTTTCCTGGCCAGCGCATCCCGGATACGGTAATCGATGCCACCGCTCGAACGGATGTCGATGTAGGTCACCGGCATGGTCTGCCCGATCCGGTGACAGCGGTCTTCCGCCTGCAACCGCTCGCTGTACTTAAATCCATTCTCGTAGAAAATAACGTGGCACGCCTCGTTGAACGTGAACCCGTGCCCGCCGGTGGACTGGGTGGATACCAGGAATTGCGCCTCCGACCGCCAGCGATCTACCTCACGCTTCCGCGTCTCCCCCGACTGGTCGCCATACAGCAGCGATACGGCGTCCGCGCCAAAGCGTTCTCGCAGCCGCTCTACGATCCGCTGGAGCGAGTAGACGTATTTTGTCCAGATAATGACCTTATCCCCGGTGGGGATCTGGTAGTCGATGGCCGCATCGACCATGTCCAACCGGCGATGCGGAAATTCCAGCAGCTTGCCGTCCTTGTTCCAAAATCCGCTTACGATCTGCTGCAGCGCGGTAAACAGGCGGAAGATCGTGATCGAGTCAAACCGGTCATAATCGAGTTCGGCCAATATCTCGTCTTTCGCCTGCTGGTAGGCTTCTCGCTGCTCCTCCGTGAGATAGAAAAACAATTCATCGGTCAGCTTCTTCGGTAGATCCAGGCACTCTTCTTTTGTCACCTGGTAGCTGTATGGGTGGATCTTGGCCGCGAGAAGGTCTGTATTCAGCGCCCGCAAGATCATGCCGGGGTATTTCTCGCTGTACTCCAGGTGATTGTGCGCAAATGAGTAGAACGATTTGTACCCGAGGATTTGCGGCGAGAGAAACTTCATCTGTGCGTACAGATCCACCACGCCTTGCGAAAGCGGCGTGCCGGTCAGGATCATGCGATATTTCGCCCGCTCGGCCAGACGCGTAATTCGACGCGTGCGCAGCGCGTTGTGGCCTTTGATGTAGCTGCTTTCATCGACGATAACGAAGCTGTTTTCGTCAATAAGCTTGTTCGCGGCCAGGATGACCCGATTGCTAGATGACATGCTCTCGATGCCGATGATATAGATACGCGCCGGCGGCAGGTTTCGCGGGCTGGTGTGCTCGTCGAAAACGTGTACCTGGTCCGGTCTGAGATCGGTATGTTTGGCAATCTCATAGGCAATGGTGTCTTTCAACGCGACCGGGCAGTACCAGATTGCCCGGCTGGTGCGCTGCTCGCGCAAGCGGATAAACTCAATCGCCGTGCGGGTTTTGCCGGTGCCCATCTCCATGATGAGCGCACCCACCCGCGAACGGGCCAGCTTATCCACCGCACGCTGCTGGTGGCTATAGAGGCTCGTCAAGCAGTTCATCCGCAACCTCGTAGGTTTCCGGCTCTGCCGCTGCCTGTTTCGGCTCCGGCGTCTTCAGCTCCACCAGCAGCGCCTGGTCCACCCGGGCCCGCGCCTGCTCGGCAATCTCCATCGCCGCCTTGCCAACCCGGAACCCGTGTACCTCGGCAAAATCCAGCACCTCCGCGAACGCATCTGGCGGTACCACCACATTGGGCGAGCTGTAGCGCGATCCGGGAAGCCGGCGCGCGCGGGTATAGTAATCCTCATCGCGCGCCCACTTGAGCGCGAACCAACCCGCATACTCGCCTTTCACCACGGCCAGCACCCAGCGCCGGCACTCCGGCTCCCACTCCCCCGAGACGGCCAGGTCCAACACAGCCTGGTCGGGGAAATCAACGATAAAACCGGCTTCCAGCAGCGCCCGGCCAACTTCCGCGGCGCGATGCAGCGATGGCCCGGTCTGGCCATTGATGTGCTTCTCCCACACGCGGTTCCAGCCGTTCCAGTGATAACCGCGCGCCTTCACAACCTCGCGGAAATCCTCATGTTTCTCGGGCAGGCGCGCCTGCACCAGGTCCGCGGTATAGGTCAAGACCGCGATGGTGTTCGTGACGGGTGGTTTGGGTGGACGGATGAGGATGCTCATAATTGCTCTTATCGGTCCTGATTACTCGTGTACCGGATCTGCGCCATACTGGCCAGGTCCGCAGATGAGTTCTCCGCGAACAGCGCTTCCAGCTCGCCGTTGTAGTTGGCGCGCGTAAACGGCATATCCGCCTGCGCGCGGATCGACTGGTGCAGCGCCTGGGTGAATTCCGCGGACATTGTTAGCGAGCGCAGTGCACGCACAATACCATTGGACGCGTCCACCAGAACCACGTGCAGCCAGGCCTGCTCTTCTGACCCGGTCGGCAACGGCAGCGTGCGCTGCTCGGGTGGAACAAGGTGGATGCTGTATGGCGCATCGCTCCAGGGGATTACCTGGCCAAATCGATAAAGCAGCACAATCTGCATACCTGCTGTGTAGAGTGCCAGCTCAAACGGATCTTTTCGCACCGCCTGGACCTCCTTGGAGCTGGGCCGGTCGAAAAACAGAATTAGCTCGTGTTCGCCGGACCGGTAGTTATACTGCGCCAGTTCGGGCCAATGCTTTCGGTCGGTGTACGGTTTGCCAACTTCGTAAAGGTGCACGGATCCCTCCTCCTCGATTGCGCGGTCCACCAGGGACCGCAAAACCTCTGAAGCGTTCCCTTTGCCTTTCAGCCATTCGATCTGAGGCCGCCTCAGAGTAACATACAGACGTTCTACGTCAAGGGTCGGTCGGCCTGCCCCTTCCCTCCTCCCACCTTTTACCACGTGACCTCCTTGCCGGCCTTTGGCTCGACCGGCGCGGCTGTGCTTTACGCCAAGAAAATATTTTTGCCCACGCGCGCTTCCTCTGCCTGTACGTCCACCGGGCAGACGCGCTGCAGGCTTGCGCCGGGACTAAGCCGTAGTCCCTCGAAGGTGATGCGCCCGCTGAACAGACCGTTTACTGTCTCAATCTGCTCCGGCGTCGGGATAAAGGGTTGAGTAAACGGGCGCTCAGGGTCAATCGCGGCAGTCTCTTCGGTATGCAGGTACTGGTTACCCCTGCCGCTCCACCCCCATGACCGGAATGCCATCTCGCCATTTTTGCGAATAGCGATTTCCAGCATCAGCGGAAGATTGCTCCCGAAAGGCTGGACAAAGCAGATCAGGTCGCCGGTCTCGTAACCCTCAAACTTGCGCTCGAGGTTCACGGTGTAGGTGTCGCCATCGAAATGGCTGAAACTGTCGCGATGGATGCTGATGGTGGTCATTTCTTAGTCCTTCTGCTCTTGATTGGTTCTTGTTCAATCCTTATTGATATTGTACGTATAATATCACTCGTTGTCAAGTATGAATTTCTAAGCCGAAATTGAAACAGGGCCCCGGCCGAGCTCGGCCGGGGCCCTCCCATTACCGCACCACCATTGGCAAATAAAGTGTGCTCCGACCGCAGATCTGCGCCGCCAGATCACCCCGAATACACGGAGGCGGCTGTACCCCTTCCGCATTCACATTCGCAATCACTAGCGCGATCGTCAGAACCGCCGCCATGATCGCCAGCAGCACTTTCGTTCTTCGTTCCATTTTCCCTCCCTAAAAAGGAAACCCATCGCTCGCCCACTCCCGGATCCGCTCGGCCATCCAGCCGCGCTTTCCTTCCAGGCGCTTCTCAATCCGCCGGCGTGTTCGGCGTGTCCAGATATCCAACTTTCGCGTTACCCAATAGAACCGTGCAATTCGCATCAAGCCTCGAACCGTGCGCAGCTCAGGCAGATCCCGCACTCCCAGGCAGCGCAGATAAACCCATAATACCGCCTGATCCCAATTCGCCTGGACCACATCCAAATCCCAATCCGCGCACCGGCCGGTATACACACTCGGCTTGCCTTCACTCAGCTCCACCGGCCAATCCACCAGTCGCATGGGCTGATGCCACGCGTACCGCAGTCCGTCCACCAAAAATGTAAACTGGAACAGCTCGTGCCGCGCAAATATCCCCGTGTTATCGCACTTGGGACACACCTCATCCACACCGGACAGGTAGCGCATCGTATGCCAGCACTCCAGCTCCTGGATGGATTTCTCCGCCCGGATGCAAAACCCTTTTTTATAGAAATGCCGGATCAGGTGACTTTTCATCTGGTAGATCTCTACCTTGCCCGTGCCATTCTTCGCCAGCCGGTTCAACCGGAACAGGCTCGCCGCCGCCTGTCCATCCGCCTTGCCCTGCTGCAGCGACCACCACGCCCGCGCCAGCACTTTCGATTGCCAGACGTACTCTCGCCAATACCTTCGCACCTCATTCATACCAACCTCCCTAGTAGTGCATTCCAATAATTTGATTTGCACTGAAGCGCTCATTATCGATAAACACCTCAATGGTTACCGCCTGTCGCTCGTCCGTCACTTCCACCACCCACACCTCGCCCTGCCGCCGGTAAGCCTGCGCCTGCGCGTTTTCCATTCCACAGTGCTCTGCCGCGAACCATTCCGCGTACGCGATTGGCCCATCGAAAATAATATCGGGCGTTTCCACCCCCGGCAGTGCGTACTCCCAGGGCAGGTGATAGCGCAGATAGTACCGCACCCTTCCTCGTTCGATAGCCCTCAGGTCAAATGGCGGCGCACGCAGATCGAAGCGCGCAAATCCACAGTACGCCGCGGCCTGCTTTACGTCAGGCGCGTGGTAAACCTCGAACCAGTTGCCTTTCACAGCGGTTCCCCCTGCGGGTCCAACCGGCGCAGTTCTTGCTTCAGCTCGATCTCGGCCAGGCTCGCCTCCATGCTCAAAGGTGTGTCGACAATTGCATCCAGCAGCGCCCAGCTCGCCCGGGTCAGCCGGTACATTGGATGCTTCTTACATACGGCGAAATGGTCGCGCACCTCCCGGTCCGTCGCTGCCAGGTAGTTGCAGTACGCGCACCGCACTCCTGGTTTCCGCAGCATCGCCGCCAAAGCCAGCCCCGCAAAGAATGGCCACAACGGCAGCATTGCCAGGTAAGAGACCATGCCCCACCGGTCAATCTTCTCGCCCCGGCTGAAACGTGTGGCGATCGTCCCCACCGCCATCAGAATTCCCATCACCAGATAACCGATCATCAAATTGTTCATGTACCCCTCCAACGGTTTGTGATTCACCCGGCCATCTTATGGATAATCGCCAGTGTTGCCTGACAGTCACCCACCGCGCTGTGATCGCCTGCCGGCAGCTTCTGCCACCGGAAAGACCCGTGATACTCACTCCACTCTCCTACGTACTGGGCATACATTTCCATCGCGCACACCCAATCTCGCACGATCAACTGATCCAGTGCACAGCCGCACTGTTTCGCGCTCTGTAAGATCACCCGCTTGTCATAGGCCGCGTTATACGTAATCACCAGTTTTCCATCCAGCAGCCCATAAAGCTTGTGGTGTACCTCCTCAAAACCAGGCGCGGTTGCTACCATCTCATTCGTAATCCCGTGAATCCGCATCGCATCGTCAGGAATTGGTTTCTGTGGATGCACCAGGCAGTCCATCAGCACATTTCCCTGCAAATCAATCAACCCAATCTGTACCACCTCAGCGTCATAGTCAAGCCCGGTCGTTTCTGTGTCCAGGATTACAGCCTGTTTGCCCAGCGCCAGCCACAGCCGCGCCTCCTCCTGCGCCGCCGCCCGGTTTTCGTCGAGGAACTTTTGATGCTCCTCCTCCCGGATTGCTTCCTCGATCGCCTGCTGCCGGTAATAATCCTTGATCAAATCTGGCCGGCAAGCGTCGCAAGCTTTCCACTCGCTGTCCCATTTCTCCCGACGAACCTCCTTCTTGCACTTTTTGCAGGTTCGGTATCGTGCCTTGCGCGCCCTTTCCTTCGCATCCCGGGTCTCCTCGTCCGTGAACGGAATCACCTCATTCACGTCATACAACCATTCCGTCATCCGGCGCGTTTTCACAATCCCCCGCCGCGGACCAGGTTTCAAATAAACCTTCCTGAGCTGTGCTTCTGTTTTCAAATTCGCCGGCGCGCCCTGCCACTCGTACCGCGTCACGCCCGGGCAGCTCGTGCCTGGCTTGCTCTTCCAGCTCCAGTTGCACACCCGGCACCGAAACTTTTCGCCATCTTTCACGATATCGTGATTCATCCCCTTTCCCTCCATGGCCGATAAGACACATTACCGGTTCTTATTTTCCGCATCCCGGTTCTTCTTTAGCCGGATCTCCAACCCACCCTGGAGCAGGTCCAGCCCGTTATCGGCTAAATAATCTTCCAACGTGGAATACGACCCCTCCTCGCCAAGAAGCACGCGCTGCTTTTCTGCCCATTCCACAATGTCTTCTTCGCCAATCAGCGGGACATCCTCCCGCTTCCATCCATAATCGCCCTTCACTGGCTGAAGCTGCGGCAGCGCTTCGATGTCCTCAATCCACCGAGCAGCTTCTTCCATCGTAAAAATGTTCAAGGCCACCATAATCCCGGTACCACATTCCTGGCAGCCCGGATACACCTCCACGGAAAGCACCAGGTCGCCCACCAGGAAAGACTTGTACGGTCGAAAATCGCCACATCCGCATTCGCACATTGTTTACCTCTTCCACTCCAAATAGGTACCAAGCGCCTCAGAGATCGGCGTGGAATCGGGCAGGCAGGCAGGATCTACCCGCTTCGTGATCGCAAGGTCAATCCAGTGTTTTGCCCACAAGAGCTGCTTCACCAGCGTCTCCACCATCATTTCTGCTGATAGCGCGCGCTCCAGCAGCTCATTGACCACACTCTTCTCTGTTTCCCCCCGCAGATCGATATGCTCCACAAACTCTCCGTCCCTCTGCTCTAACCGGATGGTTACATTCAATCGCGTCTCCCGCGCCAACCCCTCCAGCAGCTCGAAACGCTCACCCGCCGGCAGCTTCGCGACCGCCGCCAGGTACCCCTTCATCTTCTCCCGCATCGCTTCCACGCTATTTTCTTCCATTACTCTTCTCCTTGACCTTTTCAACCGTTACACCCGTCGCCGGCCGCGCCGGCAGCACGCACCCCCCATATCCCGTGATCCGCTTGACTGTTCCCCGATCCACCTCCTGCAGGTACAAATGCGACCCGTCCAGCCGGCAGATAAACTGCCCCTCGCCACGTGCCGTTCGCACAACCACCAGATCCCCATCACTCAATGCTTCCTCCATTTCCGTTCCCCTTTCCTACGCCGCCGCTTCCCATGCAATAGGCATAAAGATTGTCTCTCCGTAGAACTGGTCTTTCACAAAGACGTACACTCCCTTTCCCAGGTCCTTCAGAAGCCCATACACTTTCCAATCACAGATCTTTCCCGGCTCCATTTCTTTACCCGAATCGCACTCGTACGGCGAGGTGGACCTGCCCCCGCATGCCGGGCAGCGGAAGCCCGCTTCTCCGATTGCGTCTAGCAGCTCCTGCCTCGTCTTAAGGATCCGCACTCGTTCTGAGGTTGGCAGAGGCTGGTTGCTTTCCTGGTAGTAATTCATGTACCAGTACCGCCTGTGCTTTTCCCACGTGTTCAAGATATCCACCGTCTTCAGCCCGGTGACTTCCGCATATTTCTGCGCCCGCTCTATCACCCATACAAGTTTTCCCCTGTAATCATGGAAGCCCGGCGCCTTCATTTCGTCTTTCTGCACGTCTGCCAGCAGTTTTTTGTATCCCTCGCAGTTCGTAATATCCCTAAGATCTTCCGCCACCACCTCCGCCAACTCACCTGTATCCACGTAGCGAACAACCCACCAAAACTTATCATCCTTCCATCGCGCCGTCACGGTGCGTTCCGTCGAGCCAACAGGATTACACACACGCCCATCAACGATGAGAAAGACTCCCAGGTGGGTATATTGGGATAGGGCAGGTGAAAGATCCTCCTTCTTGCTCATTCCCCACCATCCCACTTTGACAACCAATCAACGATTTCTAAAGCTCTGTTAGCGTACCTTAGCGTTCCACGGAAATAACCAATGCAAATCAAGTGGCCAATAAAGCCTCGGGCTGCATTAATGTCTGTAGCAATTTTTTCCCGCTCTGCCCTCAAACGATCCACTTCAGCGCGGACCTCATCCCGCTGCTGTCGGGTCAGTTCCAACAGCGACTGCAGGTTAGACAACTCTTCCGCGCAATCCATCAGCGCATATCCAGAGTTGCCGTTCACTGCATCTAATAACCGGTCGTGATTCTTCTCTCCCTCTGGCGTCATCATTTCTGACCGTCCTTCCATGCCGCAATCGCATCTTCATATCGCCACTGGTCCGATGTAGTCCATTCTCCACGTAGCATTTCGTTGTCCCGGATCAAATCGTAGACCTGGCGGTAGTACGGCTCATCGTTTGCCACAACCAAAAACGGCTTGCGCTTGCGCAGTAGCTTTACCGCGCGTGGGTGGAAATCCTCTTCTGTCTTCGCGTGCTTTCGCAGCTTCTCAGCCAAATCTTCTGCCGTATCTCGCTCCGCGCGGATCTTGTCCTGCATATACACTGCATGATTCAATGCACTCCGCAACGCGTCCCTTTCTGTCATCACTGCCATCCCGTAGGCCTCGTTGTCTGCCAATGTGCTTTTAAACAGCGCAACTTCATCCCGCAGACTTTCGATGATCGCCTCGTCTTCCTGGACGATCCCTTCCCACTGTTTCACGATTTCCTCGTGAGCAGATCGTTCGCTAAACAGGCTCGCTTTCGCCTGGACCAGCTCCACTTGCAACTTATCAATTTTCTCTACAGCGTCACTTAGTAAATCTTCCGGTGAGACGTTGCACCAAGAGCAAGGTGTCACTCCGTCATATCCCTCGCGAACATAGCCTGTTCCATTGCAGTTCCCACAATATTCCTGGTCGCTCACTTCGCCCCTCCTTCCTTGACCCACTTGTACTGTTCCGCCTGGATCAGCTTCGTAATCGCATCGATGGCATCCTGCTTCGTACCACCGCCCCAAAGCTGGCTCAGCGCCACGTTCAGACCCTCGATATACCGCTGCCGCATTTCCGTAGTCCAGCGTGCATTCAACTGGCCCACCTCTTCCAGCAGCCGCGCGCACTCCAGTGTGTACCAATCCCGCTCTTCCGCAATCGCTTTCATCTCCTCTGATAACTTCTGGATTTGTTCTTCCATGCATCCTCCATTCAACGCCACACCACCCACTTCCTCGGCCTGGTTGCCTTCCGCCTCCTTGCCGGCGCGGATCTGCGCCGCGCCCCCGCCCTCGACTTCCCCGACCGCGCCATGCTCCAGCCCATCAGCAGCCCCGCCGCGAAAATCACCAACGCCACTGCTACCAGCCCATCCATACCCGCCTCCCGTTTTCACGCCGTTTCCCTTCCCGTGATCGGATACTCATCCCACGCCTGCCCATCCAACAGCCGGCCGGCGACCCTCTTCCTAACTCTGTATGAGTACGAACCGTCCGGCCACCGGTGGCACTTCACGCCCTTGCACTGGCTGCATCGGTCCCTCATATCGTCATCCGCGCGCTCGTCTCCGATCCAGTAACACCCACCTTCACACGGATCATTATCCGAGCACCCGCATACCGCGCAGGTCGCCTCGAAATCTTTTCCTTCGAACGCTGGATGAAATTCCCCCCACTGCTTGAAGAAGAACGGAACCCCCGCCGCCTGGCACTGGTCCCGCAGACCCCGCGCCCAATCCGGGTGCATCGGCCGCGCCCCCGGCCCGCTCTCCCCCCCGCAGATCACCCAGTCGATCATTCCACCCCGCAGCGGCGCCGGGTACCAGTGATCCTGCGTCTTCACTGACCCCAGCAGGTGCACCGGCCCCAGCAGCGGCTCGCAGCTCACAAACCGCTTCGCTGCGGGTGTCTCCAGCAGATACGGCAGAAACCGGTCCCTATCCCGCTGGATGCTGATCGACGTACCCAGCCAAACATTCGGCAGCACAGGGAACCCCGCCTCGGCGATTAATAGCTTCACCTCGCGCTCCATAATGTGTGGGCGCTTCGTCAGGATCAAATACGTATGCTTTGGGGTTGCGGCCATCGTCTGCCACATATCCGTGAGTACTTCGCTCCATTCCGGTTTTGCAACCAGCGCCTCATGGAACAAATCGCTCATGCTGTTCACAAACACCCGCCGCGGCTTCTTCCACCCCAACGGCTCCTCCAGCTTCGACCGCAGCACGTTCACCTTCCCCGTCCACCCACGCGTAACCGCCACGTCCGCGTACCCCAGCTTTCCCATTTTTGCCAGTCGGAAGGCCATCCGCTCCGCGTAACAGTGCCTACACCCCTCACTTACCCGCGAGCAGCCCACCACCGGGTTCCATACCGCATCTGCCCATTCGATCCTCGTTTCTGCCATAGCCAACCTCCAATTCAAATCCGTGGTCATCGCTCCGTTCCCCTTTAAGCATCCATGGGAACGATCAACCGGAACGTTCGGAACGTTCCCCAATCATTTCTTTCTGGTTGATGGCCATCATCAGCTCGCGTTGCGCCCTTCCCTTTGCCCCTTTCCCAAAGTACAACCGGGTGCTAATCCGTTCATCACCCTTTCTTGCCCACGCGCGGTACCCGCCCCGGGTCCCTTCCCGCCCCACGTGGCAGGTCCAACCAAGCGTCACATAATCACTGTTTGTAGATCCCACTGTCACGCTCCAATTCAAAACCGTGGTCATCCGATAACCTGGCTTATCGGTTCTGACTACCGCTTTGCCAGTTATTCCGGTAAGCATCCCGATCGCGGAAAGCGTTGGCAATTTTGACCGAAACCGACTTCCGGCGCAGCTCATAGCACCCATTGACGGTGTAGAACCGGTTCCCCTTGCGCAGCAGCGTACCCGGAAGGAGCTGGCGCTGTTGCAGCACCATCATCAGCGCGTCCCGGCTAAATCGCTCCCCGTTCGCTGCCAGCGTGTACTCATCATCCTCTGGCGCTTCTTCGATCAGGTCTTCAAACGCCTCGCCCTCCGGGTCTTCACTTTTCGGATCCTTCTCCTCCTGCACCTGCTCGGCCAGCGTTTCGGCCTCCAGCAGCGCCTCGAATTCGCGTTCCTCGTCCGATAAGCCAGGTTCTGCTTCCTGACGCCGCTTCCGGTTGAAATACTCCTTCATGTACAGCCGTTTATGTTCCTTCCGGCACTTCACCGATGTGCAAATCTTTGCCCCTGGCCGCGAAACCGGCGCCTCTCCACAAATCTCACAAACGTCCAAAACAGTCTTTGTCAACGGTTCCTCCTCGATGATGATCGGTTCCTCTGCCGCCGCCGGATCTTCCTGATCCGCCGGATCTTCCTGATCCGCCATTTCCTGTTGCGCTTCAGGCTGGGCTTTGCCAGCCGTCACCGGTGTTGCCCGCACGTGCCGCACGCCGCTGCAGTCCAGCAGGGTCTCCAGCGCCTGGGCAATATCTTCCCGCTCGACTTCCAGGCATACCAACCGCTGCGACTCGATCACCCGCTTCCCCTGCAGATCGTTAACCGCCTGCACAGCGCGAATCACCTGGTCCAGCTTCTCCTCGCTGCTATCGATAAAAAACCGCGTACCCATAGCACCCCTTCCTTTCTCTACTTGCCTTCTTCCTCATTCAAAAACGAACGCTTCAGCATCATCACCCGCCGTGTCACCCCTTCCAGGCTCACGGCCGGTGTTCGCCGCCCATCCACCACCTTGATCATGCCCCCCTCTGCCAGCATCTTTCGCAACGTCACCTCCCGCACCGGAAAGACGTTGCCCTGTTCTCGGAAATGTTTTGCGATCCGGTTATAGGTCGCGTCCGGCAGCAGATACAACCAATCGTGGTCGTACCAGCCCAGCATCTCCGCCAATGGAGTGGGATCCCCACCCAGGTTGGTCAGCCCGTTCGTGCCCTTGAATGTGATCTTCCCCTGCGTGATCAAATCGCTCAGCGTTCGCAGGAACAGCGCCTCCGGTTTTTCTTCCTTCACCCGGTTGCTCATCGCCGATGCCCCATCCTGCAGCGCTGCCCAAGCGCGGTCCATGTACCGCGCATACTCCACAGAACTAATCACACCCAGTGCGCTGGCGTATCGCAGCCCCATCTCCGACCCGATCATGAGCCCTGCCACCGCCTCCGGCAGCCGCAGGTGATACCCGGCCTCGAAAGCGCGCTGCCGATACTCCCTCCATGCCTTTGGTATTGTTTCCACCCATCCTGGCCAGCTCTCGCTGGCCCAGGTCAGGTACCCGCTCATAGCGTGGCAAAGCCGGTCGCGCTTGCCCTGCAGGGAGCTCAACTTGACCTTATCCACATCGCCCCGGTTTACCTCCACCACGTACAGCCGGGCCACCAGGCTTTCGCTTTCCGGCAAATCCTCGCCGGTGATGATCACCAGGCTGCGCGGGTCATACGTTGTGCGAGCACTGGCGTCGGCCGTCAACCGGCCGCGACCGGCCAGGTTGCCCGCGGCGCGCACGATCCGGTGCGCCGTCCGGGTATACTCCGTATAGGACCGCTGATCTTTCTGTGGCGCAAAATCGTCGATCAACAGCGGCGCGTCTTTGATCACAAAGCTTTTTTGCTCCAGCCGGTTCGCCGTATCCGTAAAATTGGCCGGCAGGTGCTTATCGTCGAAACCCGGCCCGTAGTGATTCAGCCCCAGCGCCGCGTACGTGCTCTTCATCGTCCCACTGGCGCCGTAGATCCACAGCGAAAACGCCACGTTGACCAGGTCCCGCAGTGGCGCCAGGTACATCCCTGCCCAGATCGGGAACGCAATCCGGTCAGGCGCGATATCCAGGTAAGACAGGCTCAGCGCCATAGCTTCGCCCGGGTTCTGGGCAACCGTCGGCACCTGGTACAAATCCAAATCCCGGTCCAGTTCCACGTCCACCGCTTCCCCACCCACGGCGCCCGCGGCCGTCAGATAGATGCGCTTTGCCCCGTTGCCGTTCTCCACCTCTCTCCATCCGGTATGTGTATAGATCGTCATCCGCTTTACCTCCTTGCTCAAGTGTTGGATAGCTGCGCGAAGCTGATCCCGCCGGCGCGCGCCAGCCTCGATGATCGCCCGGCTCCCCCAGGCCGAGATAGGCCATTCCATCTTTGCAAAATCTTCTGCCTTGACCCGCGCCGTAGGCAGGTTATGCTTCCCGATCGCCCCGCGAATATGGAACTCGCGAATCACGTCTTGCCCGTTATCCCGCAGCACGTCGCCTTGGATGAAGGCAGAAAAATTGCACAGCGCCTCGACGGTCTCCCCTCCGCGTGCGTCGAAAGAGCGCGCGAAGACTCGGCCACCCTCCACAAAATATGCCGGTTGGCCATCGTCGCCTTTTCCTGCATCCCGGCGCGCCGCTTTCAGCAAACCGTCAAAAACCCGCCGGCGCAGATTTAACCGCTCGCACACCACCTCGCGCACCTTCTCGATCTCGAATGGGTTCAGCTTCGCCAGCTCCGCGAACAATTTCTGCACCGCTTCATCGTCGCTTTTCCCGCCAATCGGTTCCGCGCTCAAAATAAGCGCCTCCAGCAGGCTTTCCGCGCTGGCCAGCGCGTCGGCCGCGGCCTTGGCCGTCCCCCCTGCCTGCAGCCAGGCATTTGCATCTTTTTCCGGCCATTCCAACATAGCGATCTGCGTTGGCCCGATTCCGGCGCTGCAGAGCGCCTCGATAACGCTTGCCTGGAGCTTTTTCCCTGGCTCATCCTGGTCCAGCGCCACGACGATCCGCGTAGATGCTTTCGCCCGCGATGATTCATTTTTGATCTTTCGTTTCAGTTCCGATAATAAAACATTATCGGTTCTAACTTCTTCCTCACCATTTGTTAAGGTTTCTGGCCGCAAATTTCCCGACCCGGCCAGCGCAACAGCCAGGATGCCCCATTGCGCCAGTGTTACCGCGTCTCCCTGTCCCTCCACAATCACCAGGTGCTTTGGGTCTTTCTCCCCGCTCCAGATGTGATTGAAGTACGCCTGCCGCTCACCAACCAGCTCGCTGGGTGGGTTCCAGCTCTTCGCGTGTCCGTCCTCTGTCTCCAGCTTGCGCCCGCTGATGTAAACGCACCGGCCCCTGTGCAGGTGCACGTACATCAACATATTCGGCGGCATCGCCGGGATCTTCTTATCTTCCACCCATCCGGGAGCCGGTTTGACCCCCCACTTCATCCCCCAGGCAGCCACGTCGCCCCGGTATCCCACAAACGCCACAGCCGCCGGCGACTCCGGGTCAATCTCTGCCAGAACCAGCGCGTGGCGAATGCCATCCCAGTCACGACCAAAATACCCCAGGTTTGCGTTGCGGATCGTTTCGGTTTCCCATTTGCGCTCGTATACCGCGTACTTCAAACCCTCATTGAAATCTTCCGCCCGCACTGGCAGCATTGCCGGCGCTCCCATTTGCCGGCGGAAGAACTCTGCAATGACGGCCAATATCTCTTCCCGTTCGCGCCGCACTGCGATCTTGCGCTGCTCTTCCGGGCTCATCGGCCGCATCTCCACACCCGCCTTACCCGCCAGTTTCCGCAGCGCCTCCTGGAAGTCGCACCCGTCCCGTTTCATCACAAAACTAATAATGTCTCCACCTGTGTTGCAGCTCCCAAAACACCGCCATGTACCGGTGCCCGGAAAAACCACAAACGACGGCGTGCGCTTGTTATCGTGAAACGGGCACATGCCAGTGTGATTTTTCCCGGCCCGCTTCAATTTCACGCTTGCAGACACCTCATCAAGGATATCCAGCCGTGCTTTTACCTCATCAACAATGCTCATAATGCCTCATCTGGTCGCCCGTAAAAGACCCGCGTAGAGTCCGTAGAATGCATTTTTGATATGGACCACTTACGAGAACCGGCCCCCTATATACGTTCGTGTGCGCCCTTCCTGGCCGTTTGTATCCCGGCGTTATCGCTGGCGTTTATGCTGGCGTTTATGCTGGCGTTATTCCCGGCGTTTATGCTGGCGTTATCGCTGGCGTAGATTTTTGCCCATTCGCCCATTCCGCTGTTTTTCCCGCGTCGCGTATCGTTTCGCATAGCTTATAGATCCGTTTCGTCATCCACGCGCAGGAACCAATCGAATTTTGGCGTCCTGGTTGGGATCTTCCGCGCCCGGATATCCAGCCGCCCGGCCGCCACAGCCCGCAGTCCCTCGATCACGAGAATGGCGGTAAGCTGGTTGATGGGGAAGGAGTTGTCTTCCTCGCCCGCCATTTCCTCAAGCCGCTCGATCAGCCACTGTGGCCAATCGAACGTAACTTTCGATCGTTCGCGGTCGCGCTGCCGCTTCTTGGCTTTCCCCGGCGTCATTCCCCGCGCGGCCTGCAGCCGGTGGATCCCGCTGTATACCGGGTCAGCGCTTTGTTCCCCCAGCGCCGCCTGCACGGCTGGGTCCACCAGCGCTTGCACCGGTGCATCCTTTTTGATTGCCATCTCTACCTCCTAAAACAGCAGCGTGTTGAGAATTTCCGCCACGTGCTGGTACCCGCCCAGGTTGCCCAGGCTGTTGACCCCCCGCGTCTGGTCGGTCTTGTACCCGATCGCTGCCGCCGTTGATGGCGCATACTCCCAGATTGTCATTCCCCGCGCGGCCGCTTCCGGCGCCCGCACGTCCTTCGGGATCGGCGGTAATATCTGCTCGACCGGCACCACTTCGCTCAGCCGCGTCACGTTCTCGTGCACGTCATTCGGCCGCCGCTCGAACTTCGTGGGCAGCACACCGGCCAGCATCGGCGGCTCGATCGATGGAAACAGCCCCAGGGAGCGCGCCGAATTGATCGCTTCCACGACCCCGTCCAGGTTCAGAAATTCCATAGGGCAGGGGACCAGGAAATAATCACAGGCAGCCAGCCCGCCGATCTGCACCACGTCGCTGCCCGGCGCCATATCCAAAACCACCAGGTCGTAATCGTTCGCGTCCTCTGCCAGGCGCCGTGCAATGTACAGCTCGCGCGCAATCATTTCCATCATGTGCGAACGGATCTTTTCCGTCTGTTTGTTGCTGCGCAGCACGTCCAGGCCTGGCCGGGCATGGCTTACCAGACCCCTCAGCGCCTCGCCCTCACGCAGCCACCGGTACGTACCATCCCCTTTCCCGGCCCCCAGACTAATTCCCGCATGCCCCTGCACGTCCATATCCACCAGCAGCACCCGGAAACCGTGGTTCGCGAACCATGCCGATAGGTTGACCGCGCTTGTGGTTTTTCCAACTCCGCCCTTCTGATTCATAATGCCGATTGTTTTCACGCTTGCAGCTCCTTTTTCGGTTCTGTCACTTCCCAAATCCACTTCCACCAGGCCTGGCAGTCAGGGCAAACTTCAAAGTGCGCCCGCAGCCTGGCCAGCGCATCATCCACCGTTTCTTCAATCGTAGGATCTTGCCGCATCTCCTCGCCCAATTTCTCCAAAAGAGAAAAATACCGCCTACACCGGCTCGGGTTCCCTAATTTCGGTTGAACCATACGTTCAGCCATGCCTGCAGCGTCGCCTGCGCGTCCATGTGTGCCTGGTAGGCTGCCGCCATTTCTCTGGCCGTTGGCGGCTTGACAATCCGGAGCTGCTCTTGCAGTTTTTCCACGATCTCCCGCCATTGCTCCTCCGTAATGTGGGTGACATTCGTTTTGGGCCACTGCGCCCGCAAAAACCGCCCGGCCTCGCGCGCTGGCGCCGCATATGCCTTGCGCGCTTCCCTGTCGATCATTAGCCAGTGTTTTGCCGGTACGTCCGAGTTACCAAGCTCGAAGACTTCCAATTGCTTGTAGAACGGCTTTGTGAAAGTCAAAAAACCTTCCCAACTGCCGGTCATTGCAATATGGCCATCACTGACCATCGCCTCGTCTCCACCTGGTTCCCACCAGGTCGCAAACCACCGCGCATGCTGGCGGTAGCCGAGTGCGTTCTCCAAAATAGGGGAAGGCGGCACCGGTATCGTCAAAGCAGTGAAAGTATCTGGAATTTCCAGAGTACTCATGGCTCCATCCCCTTCGCCACCATCGCAACCCACACGTCATACGTCATCGGCAACATCTTTTCGTACAGTCCGTTCTGAAACATGATGCCCGCGAGCTCAACCGAGATACTCACGTACTCCACGTACGCCTTCAGCAGGCTCACTTCGTTGCACAGCTCTATCACTGCCCGCGGTCCCTCCGCAAAGAACTGCGCATCCGCCAGGCGCAGGCCTCGCGCAATCACCCGGCCGCTTTCTGTCACAACCGCGGCTGTCTCGCCGCACGGGTGGAACACCCGGCACACCTGCGCCACCGGCGTTACCTGCTCCGCCAGGTCCCGCATCCGCTCGACCTCGACTCCGTTCACGATCTGCTCCGTCATATGTCCTCCTACTCTTTTGAAAGTTCGATCACTTCACGCATGTGCCGTTCGGCCCGGCAGATCGGGCAATGCCGCCACGCATGCTTCTGCTTTTTGAGCTTGCGTTCCAAAGCGCGGTCCCCCTTGGGCCAGGTGCGTGCCAGCTCCCAACCGATTCCCGCCTGGCTGATCACTTCCATCAGCCGCGACCCGCTGCCGTTCCGGTGCTCAGCCAATCGCCGGTCCAGGTTATCTGTAAACCCCATGTAATGCCGGGCATGGCAATAAGGTTTTTCAAAATGCAGCAGGTAAACCATCCTCTTCTCCAGTTCCGATAAGAAGCCTTATCAGTCATCCATTTTCGAGTGCTACTACTACTGCTACTAACTGCTAACTTGCTAACCAACCTCCGCATTTTCGGCCAAATCATCATCGTTAGCAGTAGTAGTAGCAACCAGGTATTCAATTGCTCGGTCGATCTTGATGCAGTGGTTCCCGACATACTCAAACCCAGCAGACCGGGCCATGGCGCGCTTACTCCCACCCGCCTTCCAAACCTCTTCAATCTTCTTCGCCAGCGCGATTGTCTCCGCTTCCCAAACGCTGATTTCGGGCTGCGAACCCTCGACGGATCCACCACCCAACCACCTCGGTTGTGGCAGCGCCGCCACCGGCCGGTTTGCCAAAAACCGCGCCACGTCCTCATCCTCGGGGTGGAACGCCACCCCTTTGACCGCTTCCGTGTCGAGCTGCGCGATAAACTGCGCGCCCGTCAATGACTCAGCCCCGCCGATATCCAGCGCAGCTCGTGAGCTGCTCATATCGCGCATCCGGAACACCATCCGCCCGCAGTTATCCCGTACCGTCAACCCTTGCCGCCCCAGCGTGCGGTAACTGGGATCGGTGCTGCCGATCACTACCATCATTCCCATTGCGCCGCATTTGCTGGTGATGGCCACCGCCAGCCTCCAGATGTGGTCGCTCATCGCCTTTGATGGGGCTCCGTTGATCAGGCTTACCAGCTCGTCAATCACCACCATCACCCGCGGTCCAAGCGCCTGGCTGGCATTCGTCAGCCGGTAATACGTCGATATACCTGCCTCTTTGAGGATCCTGTCCCTTCGGCTGACTTCCCGCGCCATCCCTTCCAGTACAGCCGCAACAGACTCAGCCTCGCCGTCCACCGCTACCAGGTTTGTGTGACTCTTCAACGGCGTGAAGTCGCCGCCTTTTTCGTTTAGCAAAATTACTTGCCAGCCGCTCACCAGCCCCTCGGCCATCACCGGCCGCATCCCCATCATGGTCTTCCCAGACCGGCTCGTACCGGCCACCAGCAGGTTTGGCGTCCGCTCCGGGTTCAACGTAATCGCCGTTCGCCCCACGCCAATCCCCAACGGCAGCGTGCTGCCCGTCCATCCCGTCAGATCCCACGGCGCCACGCTGGGCAGCTCCTCCCCCTGCGCCGGGAGCTGCTGAGCGCCCGCAGCAGCCTGCCCCGCCAACCGTTCCGCCGCCTGGCGCGCCGAAACCGGGTATCCTGCCCGGGTCAGCCGCCCGATTCCCGCCATGCCCTGGTCCGTCAGCGTTACCCGCATCTGGTCCGGCGTGCCAGAAGACACAGGATGGTACGGATCGATCACCGGTCCAATGCCCCGATCCGGGTTGATTACCTTTCCCTTCGCCACAACAGCTTCCGTTTCCCCGGTAAAAGCCCGGGGAATACTCTTGATATTCGTGTCATCCTTCATCTTGAGCAGCCAGAAGACCACCACTGCGATAAAAATCCCCACCGCCACCCAGCCCAATGGCTTCAGGTACCACGTACTCTCCGCGGTCCGGGTTTCGATGGCCTTCTTGCGCAGCTCTAATTCCGCGCGCTGGTTGATCTGCGCCTGCTCGGTAGCAAACGCGTTCAGCCCCGCCACATCCGCCGTCTGCTGCAGGTCCATCGCGGCTTTCGTTGCTTCCGTTACAGTCTCCAGCACGCGCGCGGTTGCGGTCTGGTTCGCTTGCCCTGCTTCCACCGTGTACTGGAATGCCTCACGCGTGAACTGCATCGCCACCGCGGCCGTCTCTCGGCCTGCCGCCTGCGTGATAGCCATCATCTCCGCCTGTCCGGTTGCCGCAATCCACTGGCTCACTGCTGCTGCTTCCTGCGTACGGATAGCTTGCGCCGTCCGGATCTGCGCCGCCTGGAATTCGGCCGCCTGGCTGGTTGCGTCATACGCCGCCGCCCGCGTATCGAGCGCGCCGCTCACCGCTTCCAGCTCCGGCAGCCCTTCTCCACCGGTCGCCGCCAGGTAGACCAGGTAACAAAACCCGATGAAGAGCACCATAGCCACAAATCCACGCATACCGCTATCCCCAGAAGATCGCCGAATTGGAGTCGTCATCCCGCTCATATACCGTCATCCGCTGTTCTCTGCCTCGGCCCATCCGCCGGTTCCCCAGGTCCCGCTCCAGGTAAGAGCAAATGGTGTACAGCCTTTCAAGCAGCAGGGTTTTCTGTTCCGGGTTTAGCCGGTCCAGGTACGGCCGTACGTCACTCCCCAGGCTGATAAATTTCGGCATCCGTCCGCGTTCTGGCATCCATCCAGCACGCGAGCTTCCAGACCGCCCGCCACCCACCAAGATAAATCGCACCACCAGCGCCCCAACGATCAGCGCCATTACCAGTAGGACAACCGCCACAATCCCCAATGCAATCGTGTTCATCGTCGCCTGGCGGTCGATCGTGCCAGCCATAAAGCGCATGGTCCGTATGCCTTCCAGGTTGGCCTGTGATGTGATTGCGTGGCTGGTGTTGTTCATCAGGCTGCTCCCACTCGCCGTGCAAATGGCGCCCGCAATAATCAGCGCCACGATCCCAACCACGATCAACTTAAACCGGTTCATTTACTTCGCCTCTCCGCACAACGGCCAGATCCAGTGCGCGCGCCCGCGGATCTGCCCATACTCCGGCTGCTCCAGCTTGTAGCACCCTGTCTGGATGCTCGTCCCCTCCACCAGGTATTCCCCGCTGGCCAGCACCAGCGCAACTTCTCCGGTCTCAGTCGGGTAAACAAAAGCCTGCTTGCCGTCCACGTACTCGAAGCCCGGCAGCACGTTCAACACCCCCCCCACCAGCAGCGCAAATGCGTATGCCACCACAATGAAAACCGCCAACGCCCCAAACCCTTTCATTGAGCCCCTCCTGTTGTGTTTCCTGGTGCGGCGGTCGCGCCGCCGCACCAGTGGATGAAGATCTACCGCTAAAGAAACCGCTAAAAGCACCAATAACTACCGGTAAACAGGGGAGCGGCCCCGAGTCGACGGGGTAAATCGATTCGCCAATCGATGTGGTTGCGTGTCGCGTCCACGCCGCCGCTCCTTTTTCCGCCAGGCATCCGACCTGGTGGGATTGGACGAGGCAGGGATCGAACCTGCATTTCGGTGGTGGGTACCGCGCTCTACCATTGAGCTACTCGCCCTCAGGATTTTCGCGAAGCAGGGGTTCCTCGCGTGGGCTCCTGTGACCCGTGGATAATTTCAAAAGATCAAACTTGCTTATCGGTTTCAGACGTTCTCTTTCTCGGCCGCCCGGCAATCTTCTCAATCTCACGCAGGGCGTCCAGATTCTCACCCAGTGCCGCCGCCGCTTTTGCGATCAGCATTGCCGTCAGCTGCGGCCCCGGCGTCTCATCTAGGATGCGCAGCAGCGCTCTCCTGGCCGCCCCATTCGCATTGATTGCGCGGGCAATCTCCGCATTGATCGCATACCCTTTCGGTTTCCTCGGCGTCATTAAGCATCTCCTTCGCCAGATCGGCGACCTTTTTCTCCTCGGCCACCCGCGCCCGCGAATTCCTTGCCCAACTGCCGATCACCATCGGCAGACCGCTGGCTGCGAAACAGGCTGTAAACCATGCCCCCATCTCGAAACCGGCCAGCATGCTGCCCCCTGCCAGTGTGACCAAACAACCACCCACGACCAAAAAAGCCGTATACCCCCGGTCATGCCGCATCGACTCCAGCTGCGCTACCAGTGCGTTGTAGCTGATGCCAAAAACCAGCAGAAACGCCAGCACCAACCAGGTCGTAGGCTCATATAGCCAACTGCGAAAAATCATCCCGTTCTCCTCCTTTCCTATGGTGACCATCGTTGATCGTGTATGCTGATAATGCCTGTTATCAGTACTGGTTTCCCGGCGTCGCAAATGGTGCGAACGTAGAAACGAATGCCGCGAAACCGCCAGGCCTGCTGTGAATCTGGTATGCCAGTTGCCGCCAGGTTCCCTGATCGATCCGGTCCGGGTCGATCCCCGCGCCGTCGGCCGCCAGTTTCAACGTCAGAACAAAACTCCTGTTAGATCGGGCAGTCACCTGCCCGCGTTCACGAATGTGGAGGGCCGGGAAGGCATTATCCCAACCAAGAACGCAGTACCGCTGTTTCATCGCGGCATAGTACGTCTGGGTCAGCGCTTGTACCAACGCTTCCGATAACCCTTCTGCTTCATCCACCGTCATCGCCAGCGTTTCGCGAATCCGCAGCCGCAAGCCCAGCGCCGTTACCAGCATTGCGTGATCCTGCAGCCCCTGGAGCGTATGCACCGGAAGGGCTTGTAGCATGCTGGCTGCCTCCCTGGGCTGGAGAGGCAATAACTCGTTCCGTACTTTCATCAGATCCATATCCCACCTCAACTGAATACGTAACCGTACCGATGCCTGGCCTTACAGGCCCAACAAACTCTCCACTTTCGCCCAGCTCTCATCCTTCTGGCCTTCCACTTTATGAAGGTAGATCTGGGTAATCGCGAGCGAGCTGTGACCCAGAAACGCGCTAATCTTCTGCACGTCATCACCCGCTTCTTTTCGCAGCATCGCCGCCGTATGTCGCAGCGTATGCACGTGCACCTTTTTAGGGTCCAACCCCGCCCGCTTCGCGTACACCTTCAGCAGCCGTCCAACCTCGCGCATCGAGAGCGGTTGGCGTGTCGGCAGGAATGCCAGCGCGTTCACGTTCGGCAGCCGCGTCGCGCGGTTCGAAAGCGCCGTGAAGATTGGGTCGCCATCCTGCATCGCTTCCAACCGCCCGGCCGCTTTCAGGTACGCCCGGATCGCCTCCCACACCGGCGCCGGAAGCTCAAAGCGCTCATTCTCGTGATGCTTCCCACTCCACCGGTACCAGGCCCGCCCCGCACTCACCTCAAAGTCACCCCAGCGCAGCACCCGCACTTCGCTGTTCCGCCGACCCGTAAACAGGTAAGCCAAAATCAACGCGTAATCCCGCAGCCCTTGCAGCGTATTCCGCTTGATTGCCTTGAGCAGCGCCCGCGCTTCCTCGGCGGAAAGGTGGATCGCCTTACCGTACGGCACCACTTTCGGCCGCAGGCTCTTCCCCGCCGCCGGGTTGATCGAGTGCAGCGACACTTCCCGCCCGTCCGGGCTGATCACCGTGTGCTCATCGTTGGTGTAGCGGAAAAAGGAGCTCACCGCCGCGATCCGCTGCTGGATCGTGCACGCACTCAAACCCCGCATCCGCATATCTTCCACCCACCGCGCCACGTCCGTTTTTCCCACCACCCACGGATTCTTCCCCGTGAAAGAAAGGAAATCGTCCCACGCCTTGCGGTATGCCCGCCGGGTGTTTTCCGTTTTCAGGCTGCCCATCCACAGCTCGAAGGCTTCCGCCCACGCCGACATCCGGTCCGTCTCACGCGGACCAGGCTCTGGCCTTGCCGTGGCAACCACCACCTCGCCAAACAACGGAACGATTTCGGTCTTTTTATCCATCACTGTTCCATTCCCCTAAACTGATGCCATTCCCACCCAGGTATTACCGGAAAAAACGAACGTTAAGCACACCCCTTGGTGGTGCGTGCTATTCGGTTTTATCTTCTGGGGAAGAAGCGGGGGGTTGGCTGGCCTGTGTTATTCGCTCGTACTCATTATTTACGCACCAGCGAGCCATAGCTGAAAGACTGCGGTCCGTCGCTGTGGCCAATTCACGCAGCCGCCGAAGGGTTTCTTTATCGAATGTCAGGCTTATATTAACGTACTCACTCTCGGTCATGTTTTCCTCTTGGATGAAAAAATCTTCCTCAAGGAAGATAATAGCACGGGCGCTATTATCTGTCAATAGTCAATATTATTCGTCCCATAGGAAATATATCACATGATAACATTATTCTGTCATATGACAGATTTCGCGGAATGGCTTCAGTTTGAATTGGACGCTCGCGGGTGGGCTCAAATAGAACTCACTCGCCGTGGGGGTATTTCTTCTGGCGCCATATCCAAAATCATGTCAGGAGAACGCAAGCCAGGCCCTGACGTTTGCAATGCAATTGCTAAGGCTCTAAAAATACGTCCCGAGATTGTTTTTCGGTCTGCTGGGCTTCTCCCTCATTTACCTGATGATGACCCCCTTACTGCTGAAGCCGAATATTTATTGTCCCAACTTCCTGAAGATAAACGTCAGCAGGCTATTGATTTCATACGCTTTTTAGCTGGAGAAGGAGATAAGAAAATTGCTTCCCGACGCGTGGAACGTCCTGGGCCGGGTACGCCGTAACCTGGCAATTCACTTCCTTCGGTTTCTTTTTTTTAAAAATAAATTCCAACGTCTACCGGTTATCTTCAGACTTGCACTCCTTCATGCGATTATCACGCTGGTAAATCTCGTGATGATGCCGCCTGCACAAACAGTTCCACCCATTATGGTCCCTATCCTTTGGATAGCATCCCTCTGTGTTGCAATCACGGTTTACTCCGTTGCCCCATTAATCACATATCGGCTGCTCAAATAGGGAGGACAGATGAAAAAGTGCCCATACTGTGCTGAAGAAATCCAGAACGAAGCAATCATGTGTCGTTTTTGTAACCGCGAGTTGGAGACATTAAAAAAGGATCCTAACTCGCCGCAGCAAAATTCAAGCAATGCTCGCGCAGTAGTAGCGCTATTGTTCGGAGCTGCTGTTCTACTTGCTGTTATCTTGGGAGTAAATTACATCCAGAAAGAAACCAATCGCATTGAACAAGAATTACTGAATTCCATTACTAATGGTGATACTCCAGAAAAATCAGTGACCATATTCGATAGTGCAGTCAGGTACGAAGTGACTGGATCTGCAAAATCCTCTCTGATAACCTACATAAATGAGGATGGGGGAATAGACCAATTGGAGGCAAAACTACCGTGGTCAAAAACTATGGTTGTAGGAAATGGTACTACTGTCTCACTTGTTGCTCAGAATCAGGGGGAAACAGGAAGAGTGGAGTGTGTCATATTGGTAAACGGTGAGCAGTGGAAAAATGGAGAGTCTTCAGCATCTTATGGTGTGGTAACTTGCCAAGGGATAGTAAGTTTTGGGAATTAGAACCGATAATGTATGTTATCGGATGCAATTTGATTAATTGCGAAAAATGTTATGTCTTATCTCCCAGACCGGTGGGAGTGGTTAGAGTGGTTATACGGCCATTTTTACCGGTCCCACCACTCCCACCGGTTAAAACATATACCCCTTGTTTTTTGCAAACATTTTTTCATATTCCTGCGTAATCCCTTAAAAATGACGCATATACCCCTAAAAATGAGGTGAAATCCCACAAAATGCCCTATTTCTACCTCTTATTATTGCCGGTCTCCCAGCCCATTTTTTAGGATGGCCTAAAACGTCCAAAATTTTGTCTTTCGACCGGTGGGAGTGGTAATAGACTGGTATAGTCCGATTTGAAATATGCTATTACCGGTCCGATTACCACTTTCACGAAAAAGCCCAAAAACAGGGAAAAAACGTGAATCTCAACGTCGTTTCAACGCTATTTTTGCTCAGTTTCGGCATCTTCTTTTTGGGAAAGGGCATCATCCCCTGGGCAGTCAGAACCATGATCGATACCAGCGCCAGCAGCATGTTTGGCGGCGATTCGCTTACGCCAAAAGAGAAATTTGCCGCTTTAGTCGGCCTGGCCTTCATAGCGTCATCCGCCATTTTGTTCATAGTCCGATAAAAAAACTTATTCCGATCAACATGCACCTTACCAACTGCATCACGGTTCGCCTTACCAACTGCATCACGGATTACCCTATAATCCGCCCCGTGATCCCTACGGTTCATCCACACGGATCATGATTCGGGTCCGTGAGGTCGGCGGTTCAAATCCGCCCGCCCCGACACACATGAGATCGGAGAGCAATCTCCGATTTTTTGTTTCCATCTGAAGCCGGTTCGGGTCAGTGCGGGCCGCTACGCT